TGTTAACTATGTTTAGGTTGTAGAGATTAAAACCGCCCCCGGTTGATGTATTTTATATCAGTTTGATATAAAAACTAATTGTAAGGCATTTTAATTTATTTCTTTTTAATCAATAGGGTATCCATCAACTCCAATTTTTTTTATCACCCTTCCGCTCTTCTCTAATGTCTGCTTCTTCGAATCGTGACACACTTTACAAAGCGACTGAAACGGACCGTTCCAAAACTTAATAAGGTTTCCCCGGTGAGGCTCTATGTGATCACATATTGTAGCTGGTGTAGTCAATCCATCATGTAGACATATTCGGCAAAGTGGTTCAATTTTCAATTGATTTGCGCGTATCTTTCTCCACCGTGGATTTTGATAGAGAATGTTAAATCTGCCCGACCTATCAACGCTGGCTTCTTTGGATGATTGAATCTTGTATGGCTTGTGTGTCTCAGATTTTTTAGGCACTACTGTACTTTAGTCCCATCAAGATAATATTCAGATTTATCTTTTTCGTCATCGTCAAAATCGACACTGCTTTCAACTGATTCTGAATTGCCGTCTGGGTCGTGAGGTGGATTCAAAACATGGCCAATTAATTCCTGATTCGATAACACCAGACTATTAATTGTGATAGTCAAATCGTTTATTGATTTGACTATCTTGTCTGCCTGTTCTTGTGTCAATGGTTATCCCTTCAACTGCCAAAAAACAATAACACCTGATATGCTGCCTGTTTTTTTGATATGTGTTATCGGGGTAAGTATAACGTCTTTTTCACCCGCCGCAAGCGGATAAGAAACGTAACCAGCCGAATAATTGTTAAGTGTTCTTACGAGCAAAACGCCGTCTGAAGAATCGGTTGACTTGACAGCGCGAAAAAGCTTGTCCGCTCCGAACAGATCTTCGAGCGAAATATCCTCGTCGGAACTGGAGTCACTTATATCAATTTCGGCGAAATCAGCAAAACCAGAGAGCGCAAGCTGAGTTAGCGGTCGAGGATCTACACCAGTAGCCGGGCCTTCTTTGAATGTACCGTAATCCATAACAACCTTTCGTTAAACGACAAAATATTTATAAATCAATATAATCAAAACCCACCAACCTCGCAACAGAATCAACATGAGGGGGCGACGGAATGCGGGTATAAAATTTAATCGCGACCGTAGGATATAAATTATACAACCGCCGTGTTAAGATACAAGATGTAATTTATAAGATATTGATTTGTAATATAAAGAAATCGTACACACTTTGTGTACATTGCAAGAAACTGCAACATTTTTTCATATATTATAATAGGGCTCCGTAAAACAAAAAGTTCGTTGTGCAATAAAACCACAACGAACTTTTTAAAAAAAGCTTAAACCTACCCAGTAAAACTATTCCGGAACAGCCTCTTTTTCAATATCTCTGGCCCTTGCAACCGCAACGTGCTTGTGTTTGTAAACACGCTCAAGAAACTTGCTGTTCTTTTCGTGGTTCGGTAGTTCTCCACTCTTCAGTTCAATTGCATAGCCACCCGCAACGTCAACAACAATCAGTTCGCACATGATCAAACCCCTTTCGGTTCGTCAAATATTAATGTTTCCTGATTTTCATCGGGAAGCGCTCCGGCCTGACCGGTCAGCCACCACCTCCAATAATCACTAGGTGTTTTTATTCCTGCAATATTACAACACTCATCTCCAAATCTAACAAACCACGCCTTGATTGACTTTTCCCACGCATTTACAATTTTTGGATGCCATTCACGACTTTGCTTTTCGACACCAGGAAGAGCAAGGGGACAAAGAACGCATCCGACACGATTGAAATTGTACGGCGGTAAATACAATGGATTGATAGGAAGATTGTTTATTTTTATGTATTCCCATACCATTCCATCCGTCCAATCAATAATGCAATGCATAAATCTTTTTGTCTTTACCCTCATGCATTGCTCTATCACGCGATATCCCGACCTCCGTGCGGATTCGCCAGCACGAACCCCGGTAACAACCATATGGCCGGTTCCGAAGTGCTCTTTGTAGTCACGGCAGCACCACCGGCGACCATTGCGCGACGGAGGAGCGGTTCGAACTTGTCGTATTTTATTGAGCATGGCAACCTTTGGCCTGTGAATAATAACATTGGGATAATCATTTTTAATATGTCGCACGGTTTCCGGAGCGTCCACCGTTGTAAGCGAATGGTGAAAAGTCGCTTTGACTCCTGACTTTTTTACAAGGTCATAAATCACAGAAGAGTCCTTTCCACCTGAAATGCCTACCCAGTATCCGTCATCACTCATATTTTTTGCAATACACTCATGCACCCGCAAGCGCTCAATTGCCACATCAACAAAATTTCTTGTACCGAATAGGTCGGTTACCGTTAATTCTCCCATAACAGCAATATAATATTGCAGGCGCAATAGGAATATTATAATAGGCCTACCCTGCCGAATCGGCCATACATTACTTACGGAATATCACTTCCGCATACCTACCCCCTCTCACCATCCGATCGGCCCTCGACCGGTTTTGTTTCCATTTCTACAGCCGTAGCCGACTCAATAAAATTAACCGCATTGATATAAATTTTCTCGAATTTTGTTCCGGCGTGTTTTTTGGTAACAGCGGCCAAAAACTCTTCTTTTGTTCCTGAAAAACAACCACGATTGTATTTCAAAATTCCGTCACAATCCAACATTGCCCACAAACATCCGCTCTCTGAACCGATAGGAAAAATTGAAACAAATCTATATTTTTTGTCAAGATCCGCAGAACGCAGATTCGCAGAACTCAGATTCGCAGAACTCAGATTCGCAGAACGCAGATCCGCAAAACGCAGATCCGCAGAACGCAGATCCGCAGAACTCAGATCCACAGAACTCAGATTCGCAGAACTCAGATTCGCAGAACTCAGATCCGCAGAACGCAGATCCGCAGAACTCAGATTCGCAGAACTCAGATTCGCAGAACTCAGATCCGCAGAACGCAGATCCGCAAAACTCAGATTCGCAGAACGCAGATCCGCAGAACGCAGATCCGCAAAACGCAGATCCGCAAAACTCAGATCCGCAGAACTCAGATCCGCAGAACGCAGATTCGCAGAACTCAGATCCGCAAAACTCAGATCCGCAGAACGCAGATCCGCAGAACGCAGATCCGCAGAACGCAGATCCGCAGAACGCAGATCCGCAGAACGCAGATTCGCAGAACTCAGATTCATTTTTTTTCCACCAGCATCACTCACGCACTGTCGAACACTTTCATAATCCCCCGAAAAAATTCCTACTCCATCAGTCCAACGTCTGATTTCGATCAACATTTTTCCTCCAATTTTTTATTGTTTTCGTACTCGTCAATCATAGCCGATGATTGAAACCTTGTGTTTTGCCTGAAAATACACCTCTCTCGACCCGAGGAGTGCCGCCGCTTTCCACATCGCCCGTATTTTTGCGACGTGTTGCCTTTTCTTGTCGCCGCAGGTCTCACAGCCGCCCTGCGCCGCCTCGTGCGTACGCGGCTACAGGCACACTGGACATGTATCGTAGGATGACATCTCGCAGTACAGAGAGTGTAGGATGTTGATTTTCATAAGATTTCTCCTTCTTGTATGACTATAATATACATCAATCGTAATACGTTTGCAATGCAATTTTGATTTATTTTTAAAAAAGTGTGTTCAAGTTAGAACACGGTCAAATTTGTTCTTTTTGGGCTTTTTCGATAATTTCGCGGACTTTTGCAGACCCGATCGATCTGCAAAAGTTGATCAAAAATGCTGGAAAGCGAAAGGAAATTACTTTTTGAGCTACATCATACTCGGGACTTCGGTGCCCGCGCCTAGGCGTTCTGTTTCCTGGATTTTTATTTTCCATAGCACAAATATACATCATTGGTATTACGTTTTACAACAGCTACCGATGGGAAGTGTGTTCTAACTTGAACACACTTTTTTAAAAATAAATCAAAATTGCATTGCAAACGTATTACGATTGATGTATATTATAGTTATAGGTTAGAGACAACAATCAACGAAGGGGATAAAATGAAAGCAATAAAAGTAATTGTGTCTAGATCAACGGGGATTGAAAAACATGTTGTCCGCGTCCCCGAAAATCGCAGCACATGCAACGCCGTCGCTACGTACCTGTCTGCCCTGAGAGCAGCGTACAACGATGTTTTGTGCGGCACTTTTTGCCGCGGCGGAACGTATTAAGGCGAATCGCCGGGCGCAATACGTTCCGTCAAACTGCGCCTCCATTGAAAAATGGCGCAAATTAATAGCTTTCCACGAAAAAAAAATCGTGGAAATAAGAAAAAGAATTGAAGAGCTTAACGATAACAACGGACATGAAAACATGACTATACTCCCGCCCGGCAACGGGCATAGAACGGAATTGATATGATACGCACGTTCAAAACCGAAATCCGAGACGGCCGCGTTGTTATCGTTTACACGCGAAACAACGAGGCACTTCCAACGGCAATTTTTCCGGTCGGCGCCGACGGCCCTTTAGCCACACTGACCCGCGTTATAGACCGGATCAACGCAGATCCGCATTGCATCCATGACGTTTCGTTGACAATAGAGTCATCAGAGCTCGCGGAACAGGCGGACGACGCCAAACCGTCGGTCAACTGAAGGCCGAAGCTGGGAACTCCAGGCTGAGTTCGTCATCGAGGTAGTTGTGCGAAATGTCAATCTGGCCAGATTGAAGTGCTATCGAAATTTGGCATCGGCAGGACTGGTTTCGAAAAAAGCGAAGAAGCCCTGTTTTTAGACGCCATTAACGGAGAGGGGTTTACGAAATGAAATCTACACTAACCGAAACCATGCACGAAATCACTGGATCTGAAATAAATCATTACAACGAATGCCTTGACCTGTTCAAAGGAATACCAGAATCGCAGCCATGCAATTTATGCAAGGCGACAACACGAACTACTTGCATGAGAATCAGGTCGGCAAGAAAAAATCATAAACCGGAGCTGGTTGCAGCATGAAAACGCCGTGGCAATACCAATACCAACATCTCTTAGTGTCAACTATATTAATAATAATTGCAGGAGTACTATCAATATTAAACTGTTAAAAAACAACAACAGGATTGAATCATAATGACGCCGACCACAAGCCAATTCTTCAGGTTACTTCTCCGCGAAATAGTTGACATTTCGTTGCGTTTAATACTGGTAACTCTAACGTTTATCGGAGTATTTGTTTTCGTCGTATCTTTTTTATGGAATTATTTGACACGGTAAAAACATTTTATTATATTTAACAACTGACCCGCGAAGTCACGAAACCTTAATCTCTCCCGGCAATCGATTCCCAAATCGATGCATAATCTTCGCGGGTCATTGCGGCCGGGAGAGGTTGTTTATTATACAATCATATTGATATTAGAGGTGCGGATAAGGGGCAACAAATGATAGAGTATACCATACGTGAGACATTTGGGGTTAAATCGGCTGAATCTGTTTTAAGGTGCGATAAGTGCGGAAACGGACTCGCGTGGGGGCCGGGTAAATGTAGGGGCACACCAAAAGGGGATTTATTGCGTAAGTTATTAAAAAATGAGGGTTGGTCCATCAAAAAGAAACATTTGTGCCCCAAGTGTGCCGCTGCCGGAAATGAAACCGGCTTTTGAATTGGAGTGGCGCGTGTACATAGTAAATAGATTGCCCTTCTCGGTAAGATACGGTCGTAGTTTACCTGTTGTGCACGACAAAAATTGTTTATTTTTTATAGCTAAAGATGTACTAACGGGTCTTGATAAAATCGCGCCGTAGAAAAATAAAAATAGATCGCGTAAAAGAAATGTTTGCAATTTAATACCTGCATCTGTCAATTATAGAACAGTATTCGCTTCATATTTGTTCGATTACTATTAACGTTTTTTCTTTGTTCGATATTTTCGGCTTGTGAACTTGGTAGCTTTCGATCTGGTCGGGCGAATCATCGATAAGTAAACCGCTTTCAATGATTCCATCGAGTGCAGCTTTCCCTGAAATGTTGTCAATGTCGGTCTTTCGTTTTCTGGTAGAATATATATCGATACGAACAGATGTATTAAATGTCGCACTCGCATTCTTACAAACGGATTTGCGGCAAAAAGGAAGTTCCACGTCGGAAGTGGTATCGGAAGCTCTATTTCGACTCTTTTTTTCTGAGAATCCACAGCGCAGCTGCTCCTTGATGTATTCAGGGTATCCGGTATTTTCTATGTCTGCAAGAGATTTTATACTCAACGGCCGTTATCCTTTTTTTTGCCGTTGACCATTAACTTGCCCTGCCAAAAGTTAAATGTTTTTATCGCGAGTGCGTAGCACGCTTTTTCTTGTGGGTGGTTTGCAGTTGAAAAATCATACCCTTCTTCAACATGATATCCAATTCCAGAATATATAATTCTTGCGCACTCATTAATATTTTTTTCCTCTTGTTTGAACTTGTCTTCAAGTCTTTCGAACAGTGCCTTTCGCTTCATTATCAAATTCCCTTCTCAAAATCTCCTCTATCCTACCAACACTATCTTCTATTCCTTCATCTTGTGCAAGCTGTGAAGCTGCCCATATTTCATGAGCTATTCCCGCATAATCTATCTTACTTGCCATTTTTCTGCATTTCCATCGCCATATTATATATTCGTTGCCCCTCTTCGTATTTTTTATTAATCAACATCCACTCATTGTTGTGGTAGTTTATTTTTTTAAGAAGAACTTCGCGCCTATCTAAAATATCAATTTTCTTTTTACCGTCGTTTTCACTATTAAATTCTTTGGTGTGTGCGTAACCCACGGATACATATTTCCATTAGACTTTTTTAAAGGCATGCAGTTTTATCCTTTGTTATAAGTTCCGCAATTGGTTTGATCACCACCAAAACAAGCCACTTATTGATTTACCCTTACTGCTTCTATCCTACCGCCTACATATATAACTCTTAGGAATATTCTCACTAGCTCATCAGGCAGAGTTTCAGGTGAAAAAACCTCGTTGTTATTAGCTAAGGTTCCTGTTATTTTTTTTCTTTTAGACTCTGGAATCGAAACCATAATCAACTTTCTGTAGTACATATCTGTTTTTGTATTGTCAATCTTGTCGGCAGAGTAAACAACTGATGTGTATTCGCCTCCATAATAAAACGGCGCCCACCCTTCGCGAACGCCTATGATATCACCAAGAGATATTCCACTTGCATCGATATCGATCGATATTGTTTTTTCTGCATTGATTATTTCTCGAACCTTTTCGGTGCCAAGGCAGATGTATTTTTTAATTTCACTCATATTTTCACCTCAAAAAAACTCCCCGGCCCGTCCGTACCGGGGAACTTCGCTCCATGCTTATTTCGAACTTGGACGGAGATGTTTTTACAATACCTTGTACTTCCACGAGTCATCTTTTACGACAACCGACTTCTGGCCATAATAGACTTCCCTCCCGACAATTTCACCGAGATGTTTTTCGATGATGCCGGACACAGCCCGTTCAACCTCCTCGGAAAACTGGTAGTTGGTAATCTTGAACGAAACCTTGATTCCGTTATCGGTCTTGTAATCCATCGACACCTTAAAGGCGAACGATACCGTTTCGTTGTGAAGTTCAAGAACGGGAACGGTAAAGGTGATCTTTTCAACCGGGCGAACCGTTTTGTCGCCCTGCCCTTCGCGCTTGTACACAACATTAAAGTCGCCGTTGTCGGATATCGTTCTGTTGATTTCTGACAACGCTTTGATGTTGCAGTTGCGTGTGAAGTTATACAGCTTCACAACTTCGACGTCGCCGTATTCGAGAATCGAGAACAGGGTCGATTCAAGCGATTCAATTGAAACTGGATCACCTGAACCAAGCCGGGAAAGAATGGAAATAAATTTCGTGTGGCTGGTTTCAAATTTGGCGAACGGAACCGTATCGCGGTTGACAGAGCCTTCCAAGGCATCCGCCGACAACTCCCCGACAAACACGTTTCCCGGTACATCCTTGTTGTCATTCAGGTATTTCGTGAACGACCCAAGGCGCTTTGTGGTGAACCGTGCGAACGACTTGTCGATAAGTTCGACGTGCCGTTTTCCGGTAAGCACTGTTGCGTTTCCATCTTTTGCTATGACGGTTACTTTTTCAACCTCTGCCATTATTGACCTCCCGCTTTCTTTGCGAATGCAATGACACTCTCTCCGGTATCCTCATCACAGAGTTCTTCCTGAAGAATGTCGCTGATTGTTTTTCCATCCCCGATTATTACGCCGTCGCTGTTGACTTCGACAACATATTTTTCGGATACCCGTTTGACAATTGCCGGAGTAATTTCGTAATCGATCTCCTTGAACTGGTCAGGCATTCCCTTTTTTACGCTGACCGGAAGAAGGGAAATCTTCATGGTCATCGTTACCTTTTGATTTGTCCTGTCGAAAAGCTGCTGCATCTTTTCGAACTCCATTTGAGCGTCGCGGGTGAAATCGCCCTCGCACACCTGATGAAACAGGAGTCTTTTTTTTGGATTTGGAGTAGGCAAAAATATCCTTTCGTTTGATGTGTTATATTAAATTCCCCCATCCCTACCCGGAGACAGGGGAATGTCAATCACACTGACTGCCAATGTGGTTCCGGAAAGGGTGGGGGTTGTTTATTAGAACGGTAAATCGTCATTGTCTTGCAATACGAACGCTTTGGCTGCATTACTTGTCTGTTTTGATTCGGTATTTATTAAGGCGTCCTTTATTTCTCTTTTTGATACCGAAGCCGGTTTGTTTTCTTTTCTTTCTTTGAATGTTTGAAGGGTGTCGGCATAGAAAAAATGAAGGAGGTTCATTTTCCATCCAATTGTCTGATCCTGTTTGATATAATCCTCTCGCTGAAGAGCAAATGCGATAGGTTTATTGCAAACCGAAGGAAAGGTTATTTTTTCGCCATTTTTGACATGCGGAACTTCTGAAAGACCAAGTATTCCAATCATGGAATCAATCTTTCCTTTTGCGAAGTTTTCCGAACCGTTTTTGTTTTTGGTGTAAACGGTTACAAAGCTACATCGCTCTCCTCCGATGGATTCGAATGATAACTCAACACCACCAGCGCCGGAATCAAGGTTGAATGCAACCATTTCAGATATGTGTCCAACATAAATACCCCCTGTAGAAATGTAGCCACCGTCATCCGCCTTGAGCGCCCGATTTTCGTCAAACGTGTAACCCATTAAACACCTCCGTAATAAGATTTGATTGAATTGACTACTATTTGTAGATCGTTTATAATTTCTTCTGTTTCGAACATACCCATAGGGCTTTTGGTTGTGTTGTTTCCGTTGTTTTGCGTCTGGAAGCAATACCTTTCGTCGCCATGTTTGTCGGGATGAATTACAGTGTTAAGAACAATTGTAAACATTCCCTCAAGGACTATTTTTTCATCAAGCATTTTGCCGATGGTCTTGCACTTCGTTTTTCCGTTGGCGTCTATTTCGGTATGCGTAAGAAAGAACACAACAATATCATCACGCAATGATTGTGCAGTTCGTATGTTATTCCATGCAGCATGTCCAATTTCTTTATACTTTTGGAATTCACTATCTTTTGTCTTCGGGTCAAGCAGGCTTTTCATGTACATATTTGCCATTATGTATTGAAAATCGTCAACGATTATTATTTGCTTTTCTTTTCTTTTTTCGCTGTTGCTTATTTTTAGTAGGGCGTCATCTATTTTTTTTGGTTCGTCAGTAGTTATCGAATCTATGGAATTGCCGCCTTTGAATGGAAGCGGCTTCCCGAGCACGTTTATTAATACCGTTTTTTCTTTTTCGAGACTTCTTAATGACGCGCTCTTTCCTGTGCCACTATCACCTTGAATCATTACTGTTGTTGCCATGTTTTCCCCTTATTAAAAATTGTTTCCGTGCAATGTTTTTTGCATTGCCCAATACGGCATTTCAATAACTGTTGCCCCCCTTGGATAGCCAGACCACTTATCCTCTTCAGATAATAATTCATAATCCACAATGCGCTTTAGATCGGCTTCGTATTCTCTTCGTCCTGCATCAAGTGATTTCGGCCCGAGTTTGTATATTGCCGTTGCGTATGGGGCGTTATCTTCTTGAACAATTATATAAAAATCTGTTATGTATTTTCCTGTTGCTTCATAATACCCATCAAGATAAAAAGCCCCTTGAACATGGTATCTATATTCGTTAATTTTTCTTTGAAATTCATGGTACGATGCATCCGATGTTTTTTTGAGTTCTACAATAACATGGTCGTTTCTTAGGTAGTCAACTTTACCCTTACACTTAAGGCCCGTCTGTTTATTAATCCAAAACATTGCCACTTCGGGCTCTCCGCATGACAATATTTCTAAGGCGTCAGGGTGTGTTAATAGAGCCTTGGACATGGCTTCAGACCTTGCGCCGTCTTCTTCAGTGAGAATTGTTTTGCCTTTATTTTCAGTAATAAAACCTTCCCATGTTGCCTTACCAGCGTTTGTTCTTCTATCAACCTTCGGGGCTATCGCAAATTTATCTTTAAACTTGTCTGGAGTAAGCGATAAGCAATGAAAGGCCGAACCTAAAATCATTGAATCGGTTTGAGGTTTGGGATTATTTTTGTTATGGAAATAGTGCATCATAGAGCGGTTTACATGATCGAGAGAAGACTTTGACCACGCTTTTACATATCGAATCATTTCTTCTGATTCGTCTGTAAAAATTCCTACCTTGTGCTCTATTTCTAAAGATTTTACTTCCACAACATTCCCCTTCGTTAAAATTTACATTTCAAAAGTTCTTCAATTCTGTTTTTTAACTTGTTATTTTCGTCAACAAGGTCTTGATTAAGTTCTGAAATTATTTCCTCCCGGAACTGAATAAAAATTTGTTTCCTTATCTCAGAAAAATCATATTCGCCCTGTATTTTTCTGTTGTCGTAATTTTTGAATCCATCCATGATCTGGTTTCTAAAATTACTCCACGAATCCGATTCAATAAATGGGACAATGTTGCAGTACAATTTTCCTATCGCTTCGTCTGCCGCCTTTGAAAGTTTTTTCTTGAAATCAGCAATGAGTGCTTCTGCTTCTATTTTTGCGCCATTTGACAATTCTGGATATAACGGGTATTCTATTTTTTCCTCGCTTTGATTTGGGGCACAGTATTCATAATTTTGACCCCAATCTCCACCGCACTTTAAACATCCCATACTGATACTCCATAAAATTTATTGTGACGAAAAACAATTTTCCTTCATGTAATCTTCAATAGCCCTTAACCGGATCAAGATCGAATCCTTATTCCCAGGCGGCATATTAATAAGATTCGATCTTATCTCATCAAAAAAAGGTTTGAGAATATCCGGGCAGCAATCGACGTGCAACGGGTAGCAATCAACACAAAGATTTTCTTTTGCCGATAGTTCGGTTACGTTGCTTTCAGATAGGTTTTCTTGGCAACCCAAGCAGTAAGGCGATTCCGATGATGCCGGGTCGTTCGGGTGGGTGTGGTTCGAAATAGCGCCAGGGTTGTATTCTGGATATATATCGCCGTAACCCCATCCGCTCATACAATACTTCCTCAAGTTAAAGATCCCCGGCGGCACCGTCCATCTGGCGAAAACTTGAGGGAAACGCCTTAAGTGGAGGTGGTGCAACCGGGAACCGGATTTTACTTTTTTGATTGTCTCAAGTTTTCAAACGTAATAATAATATACGATATTTCAAATCAAAAGCGCAAATTATTTTATATTTTCCTCGAATTCTATTTTGAGTATTGCCGGTTTTAAAAATGGACAAGTACATACCTCTGGCTGAGTGCACTGAAAAATTTCGTATTTGTTGTCAGGATTATAGTATATAGAATTTTCAGAAAAAAAACCACACGCCGCTGGACACTCATTTGGCATTATGCAAACTTGAATCTGTTTTACGACACTTATCTGTTTTACGACACTTGTCATTTTCAAACCTTTCGATAAGTTTTAAATATTTTATTTTCTCAATGTGATCATCGGTATACATTGAGAGAATTTTTTTCCAGTCAGATATTCGTTCCGGTGTCATTTTTTGTAGTGATCGATTATTTTGTTCCATATTACTTTACACGTATCACATCCGCAGGTATTAAAATTTTTAGGACAGGCAGCACTTAAAAAGCAGTTTTCACAAGACCCTGGAATCTCAAGAGGAATCACGACGCAGTCAACAGCATTATAATGCTTTGTTTCATCACCAACAACTCGAACAGATCCTCCGCATGTCGGGCAAATCTTTCCTGTTGCAACCCCGCGCTCAATGGTTCCAATTGCCTCGCGTATAGCATTCGCGGCCTTGCTTATTACTATTATTACTTCGTGCATTCTTATTCCTGTTCTTTGATGAATTTTATTATGGCATCAAAAATACGTTCGCATTTTCCACAATTTATTTTATCGCAACCTACCCACTGGCCGCAAAAATGTGAGTGGTCAATAGACTTTACCTTTTTCTTTTTCGCAGTGTTCTTAATATGCCAAGCGGCGAAGAAAACAAAAAGTGTCTTTAGCCGTACGGAAAACAATTCAAACGGTATCCTGGAATAGTCCTTTTGTATTCGCCTTGCCATTTTTTCAATCTGTTTTTTAGTCATAAAAATACCTCAAAGTTACTCCTATTCGATTACTGACACTTTATACTTTTCCCAAAACTGTATATTGCAGCAACTTAAATCTTTTATCCTTACTTGTATCTCACATTTATTTGGATGTTCTGGATTGTCCACATAAAAATACGACCTTCCGACTCTCTTTATTTTGCGTTCAAATTGTACACCGGTATGTTCTTTTGTAAGAATAACATTCTGGCCGGCTCTTAATTTATCTTTCACAAAAACCCCTCGAACGGCATTTCGACTCTGCCGCATTTTTTACAAGTTGCGTTTAATTTGTCGATTAAACCGACCTTTTCATTAGTAATTATTACCTTGTCAGCTTTTACAAACCTTCCGCAGTTAGGACACACCGGAACGAATGTAGCTCCACCTTCGTATACTACGCGCCTCAAATTTTCATATTCGTACATTTTTAAATCGTTTCGAAATAAAACACAATTGGCTTGTAGGTTTCTACGACCAAACTATACCTTTCGGCCATTCTAAAATTTCTTGAATAATCCCGGCACTTCCTGACTTGCGATTGTAGGCTTTTTCTAAACGATTCAATATTGTCAGAGTGCTTCCAGTTGTTACAAATGGGGCAAGCGGGATTCATGTTGTCAAGATCTTCAGACTCTTCAGGATATCCGCGCCTTGATTTTATATGATCAACCTGCATATTTACAATATCGATCTCAACACCACAATATGCGCACCTGCCACCATATTTATTATATACAGCATCACGAATTGATTTTTTCATATATCATCTTTCTGACTTTTTCGTGAGCAGCAACAGCGTCTTCCCATTTATCTCCAGTTGATGACTCAAACCCTTTTACACTTTCGTGGTAACGGTTTTAGTTGACAATGTTTTAATTACGAATAATCCTTCGTTCTAATTCCTCTATTTTTTTTATTTCACAATCTTTGCATAGGTCGCTTATGTATTTCATCGCTGCGCAAGCAACCGTACCATATTTTATAACCCTGCCGCTGATACTAAAAAATCGCTTCGGGCATTCTTGCCTATCAGAGTATGTGGTAACCATAAAAACATTCCTACTATTCTACAAAAAGTAAACCTAAAATCTTTTTTCTGATTGTTCGTATAGCTCACAATTCCTTTTGGGGAATGGTCTTTCCTCATATTCAAATAGATCTTTAGGTGCTATTCTATTCCAAGTAATGGAGTTTGTTTCTATTGAAAACACCTCGTTTTTATTTCCGAAGTTACAAAAAAGACCGACCTTTTCGCAGGAAATATACCGTTCTTCGTTTTCTCCAAGCTCTAAGTTTTTGCACGTCCTACACGCTTTTGATTCTGGGTTACAAAAACATATTTTTTCGTGTTGTTCCATAGATGAAAATTCCAGCGACTTGTTACCGCATTTGAAAAAACATGTGTAAAAATGTTTTGTTCGCTTAAATACTGGCATAACAATCCTTTATAAAAATTAAACCTTAAACCTTTTCCCGTTTTCTTCCATCCAAACCGAATTCACCTTAAACGGCATCCTCGATATTATCCGGCGCAATTCGGTAGTTTTGAAAATACGCAGACATAACAACACTGTGATCCGGTTTCCACTTTTCAGCCATTTTTCGACTTGGAATTGTGGGTTCATATCACATGGTCTTTATTGTAAACAATGTTGTCATATTCTGCACTCACTCCGCGATCAGCAACTTCACACCAGTATTCCAACTTAGGAATACAAGTGTAAAGAGTATACATCCTACCGATAATATGGCAAGCCTCTCTGCCGTCGTCAGGTGTTTTTTCAACAAAATCTTTCATCAGTTTAATTGCGCGTTCTGATATTCCTACCCTTCCAAGGTTGTCGAATTTGGACCTTAATTTATTAACTTCACCAATTCTCATCACTCGCCCCCTCTAAAACAATTGTATTGATCGGTTGCTATCTAAAAGATTCCCAGTCCATTTCTATTATTCCACCAGTTTCTTTTATTCTGTCAATGATAGACGGCCCCACAGAACTAGAAAATTTTTCTGGTGTTTCATTTGAAATTATTAGGGTTGGCTTTACTGCATCATACCTTAAATCAATAATGTGGTCCATGATTCTGTTTTCAAATTCAGTTTCTCCGCGTACCTCATATGCATCAATCACTAAAAAAAATTGTCTGGAAAATTCTTTTACTGCAGCCTGTTCAGAATCTCCTTTTTCGTGCATTGCTTCGCGAATTCTTAAAAAAACATCGAACGCCTTGCGGTACATTACACCACGATCAAGTATCATAGCCACGTAACCAACTAGCGAAGCCCCGAGCTGCGTTTTACCGGCTCCGCGAGTACCTACAATGGCAAAAATTGCACCTGTAGGTATTTTTTCTTTAATTGCATCGTATACTTTTCCCCATTTTTCATTTTTATTATCTGTGACCGGTCGAAATGATTTATGCCGTTCGGGTACTCCAGAATTTTTATATTCTTCTTTCCCCATTATTTTTTATCTCCGAAAATATCTAAAATTGGAAGTGGTTTTTTAGGTTCGGCATATTGACCTTTTTTTTGTTCTTGTTCAGACTTAACCCATGTAGCTACCGACATGTGCCAGTTTTTCATTTTATTTTTACCTACCATCCACCCCTTTGACTCGTAAAAAGAGAAAAATTTTACAGGATCAACCTCGTTGTTCTTTTCTTTACAATACAACAAAACTTCGTTTTGACTTGGAGGTATATTGGTTCCAGAAGCAGAAGCAGAAGCAGAAGCAGAAGCAGAAGCAGAAGCAGAGTGTCCGGGACATTCCGGGACATGTCCCGTATTTTTTCTTTTTCTATATTCTCTTTTTCTCTCTGATTCAGGATTAGAAGAATATGAAAATTCTCGGTATTTTAAATAATTAAGTACCTTGATTCCACCGTTTACTATTTCAATTCTTCTTCCTTCAAAATCTTTTGTCCTTGAATATTTATCAGGTGAAGATAGAACATCGATGCACCTATCAATTTCATCCATACTTTTAGACGATAGTTTACCTAAAACAATTGCACTTATAGGAGCTATTCCATCTTGCTTGGTAAGAGATAAAATTAAAATCCACACTTTAAAAACGGAGTCATCTTCAGACATGATAGATGACATTGAAATTCCATCGTCAAGCTTTGTAAAGCCCATGATGATCCAATATAAATACCGGCCCCTACTTGTCAGGTTCCGCGCCGACGTTCGGGGAAAGCCATAGAGTATGGCAATGCTAAAGCCCGGAGTTAGTTTTCGATTCTATGTTGCGGAACATAACTATAAATATACCTATTCCCTACGTAAAAACACAGTATTTTTTCTTGATTCTAAAAATTAGTTAGTATCCGAAATAAAAATATCCGTAGAAGGATTCACCGCACCACAACCTATCATCAAGGTTTTGAAAATGTTTTGATTTACCTGTCATCACCCTTAAGGTTCCTGTAAATCGTATCCATACCAACATTTCTTACCTCTTCGAATGGTTAATTATTTGGTGATCGAAAAATATTTATTTGCAAAATTTGGGCTTAAGTTGTTGATTTTTAAATAGCGTTGATTTTGCTACTAATTTATAAACCAATTAGTATTTATTAGTTGTTAAATATATTTTAGATAAATTTCTTCCTGATTAATTTACAGCGCGACACATCCGAATATTCACGTGATAATTTTGATGTCGGGGTTAAATTCTTTCTAAGTCTTTCTCCGTAAAATGTGCAAATTGGAAATTCTTGATTACATCTCGGTTGTCGTATTTTTATTTGCTCGACCAACATAAAAAAATTGCACGGCTCATCGTGAATTATGTCGCCAATGCCGATATTGGTCGCATCAATTGCAAACCTTCTGTGGAGATCTAAAAGCTTGGCCCTATAATCGTTCTCAATCATATTTACGGATGCCTTGTAATGTTCTTCTGTCATTTTTCCTCCTGTATTTTGCATTCAATTTGTGCGCTTGTCCGTCTAAGCGGCGGATCGTGAGAGACGCCTTTATATATATTATCTGTAATTTGGTCGCGTGTTGCCGTCCTCCAGTCAAGCCCGTCACAATTCCAAGACAGCTCTTGCCGAAGGTCATGTTTTTTCTTTATGTTTTGCGCGGCGCATATTGGGCACAAATGTTTCTTTTTGATGGACCAACCCTCATTTTTTAATAACTTACGCAATAAATCCCCTTTTGGTGTGCCCCTACATTTACCCGGCCCCCACGCGAGTCCGTTTCCGCACTTATCGCACTTGGCGACAGATTCGGCTACTTTGAGGCCTGATTTTTCGCATGTTGTGTACTGTATCATTTTAACACTCCCTCTTAGGGAAGTTGCGTTACTTTTCGTAAAAACGACAATTAAAAAAGCGCCCCAGGAGATTCCGCTTAACAGGGATTTTACTCGCAAGACAGCTTGGACCATTGTTAACCTGGGAGGCCCACACCATAACGCTCCAACTATAATATAAAATAACAAATTTATTGCCTACAACGTTTACGTAGCGCGAAGTCGGCGCTTCGCCGGTTTGGGTGAAGTCTTCGGAGCCGCACTGCGTTTGTTGGTGGGCGTTTTTTGCGTCTCCTCAACGAACCTTTTTATGCGTTCGAATGAATCGAGAATTTTATTCGCAGCACCCTGTTTTTGCAGATAATAACTCACCCATAGAATATCTATGTTAAGCATAAAACCTCCAATATTGTGAATTGCCAATTGCGTGCAACGTTTGCCAAACGGAAGCCATGCCGACCCATACTAAGGGCGTCCCCGTTTGCTGCTGGCTATCGACATTTTGGTACGGCCAGAAGTCGCGCGACTGGTAATCGGCATGGCTTTCCTTTGGCTGTTGGTTGATGTAAAAATTTTATTCCTTAATACCTTGCGGCGCTTCTTTCTTTTTTAGTGCATCCAAAATCAAATTGGTGCAATATGACAACATATGCAAAACTTCATACTCTTTGTAGCATCCAGGACTTCGATGAGCATTGCCTGACATAGTGCAAGCGCATACTTTACAAATCCAATGTCCAGCACCTTCTGGATATCCCGGCCCGTGATCGTAAAAAGTAAGATCGTCGGTTTCAAATCTGCATGCTTCGCATTCTTCTGGTTTTTCTGTCTTCATTTTCTTGCGCCGCCTATAATAAATTGTTTTCAAAACGGGCATTTCGCATAACGGTTCGCGGCATAGCGGCACGTTTCAATTGACACCTGCGGCTGTTGTACGAAGTTTTTGCGCCGTCCTTAATTCTCTTTCTGGCGCGGTTAATTCAAACATACTGTCAATAAACTGCTCTACTATTACCCCTGTTTCGTAATTTGTGATGGGGGATGTCTGTAACGTAGGAACGCCAAACGATTCGCCTTTGGTTGGATGCCCCTTTACGAAACGATGTATCTGCGACCACCCGTTGCGAACAAGTATTTCACAAAACGGGTTATTTAAGGCACTCAATGAAACTTCGTTTATTTTTTCAACTAAATCCACTTAACACCTCAAAAGCAAGCGCCAGAACTATTTTCTCCAGGCGCAAAAATTTCGTACAACGTCACGCGCAACCCGCCAGTAGTGCCGCTTTGGGCATTGCTGGCTTGCGCTGTTGTATGACGCTTTGTAAACTACCTTGATTTTCAGCGGCGCATTTTCGGTATATAATCGCGGGTCGCGCCCACTCGCGTTGAATCTTCTGCCACGTTGGGTCAACAGTGTTCTTCACGTCGCGCCAGAGCATCGCCATAGGGAAAAAACCTAATTCTACGCAAAGGCGCAGTCGCACTTCTGCCGCTTCGAAGGTGTCTCGCGGAAATCCGATAAGGCAATACACCCGCATACTTTGACGAGTGAACCCGGCCGACCTAAGCATCGTAGAAGCGGTTCTGAGCGGCTCCTCGTCGTCGGGCGTATCAAACGCGAAAAACATCTGAGCGGGCCGCAACTTAGATAGTAGATCTACGTGCCAAGTCAGAAGCCGCTTTGCCTCTAATCCGCCAGTAAATTCCACACGCCCGCGCTGCCTCATGAGCATATCAAAAACCCCGCGTATATGCCGCTCAGAACAGGCCAGGATGTTATCATCGAGAACGTTCGTACCATCCACAATGGGCAGCTCTAAAAGGCCGGGTTCACGCTGCCACACGGAGCAAAACCAGCACCGATTCGGACACCCGCGAGACGTTATTACCGCACCTTCACGAACGTACATTCCAGGCACGAATACTGCGCCCGGTTGATTATAAGCTGGACCTCCGAATTTAATAGGCGCGACGTGTCGCCACTGCTCCGCAAGATAATCAGCGCGACCCATATCCCACGTAAACAGAGTAGATACGTGTACCTCGTCGGCCTCGTCGAAGCAACCGGGGACATCGTAATACGCAAGACTATCGGTGGGTGACAACCGTGTCTTTCGTGGGAATACTCTCGCAATCTTCATGCGCCGCCTACAATTCAAAAGGTTTACAAAGTGTTATACAACGTTCCCGTAAACGCATGTTCGTGCCGCTTTGGGCATGACATGCTTTACGTGTTAGCCGATGTAAACCGCGCATCCTAATTGCCTTTCGGCGCATACACCGTTACGACCTGTTCTTTTGCCTCGTACTCGCAAATGCTTCCGGTATCGAACTTAAAGCCCGTTTCTTCTGCCGACATATCGCCGGTTGTTTCAGCATCACGATACCCAATGAGCATACCGTTTAATTCCACGACGGCAGTATAATCAATCCACCAGCGCCGCTTTGATTCGTTGACGCGCCATACTTGCTTTGCCTCACGTATGGATTCGATGATTGTGGCTTCGTCGGCAGAGTATCCCTTTGCAGAATTGAACGCTGTAACATGCTGCAATACTTTTTCGTTAATCACAATTGTACCTTTCTTTTTGCGCCGAACTATGATCTCAGCGCGGTTTATTTTGGCTAACTACCTCAATGGTGAACTGTTACTTTTTATAAAACTTATCTATCTTAACATTTTCCAACGGCTTAACGTTTTTAAGCTTACGCGGATCTGGCAGCGAGTCATAAAATTGCTGCTGTTTTTTATTCGCAACATGCTCGATCCATGAATCAAAGAACTGCTCAAACGTCATCCCTTTTGCCCTGCACCACTTTTTTATTGTTCGGTGGGCATTTTCCGATACGGGGATTGTTTTCAACATCATCGTTCCATTTTCGAGAATGGCAAAATGGGCACACCTTTGGATTATCAACTCGGGCTTTCCAACTGTTTTCGCACTTAAAACAGGTGCATAGCCATACTGTAATTTTCTTTATCATGATGATAATATAGCTAATAAAATGCTGGAATGCAAATTATTTTACGACATTGATGTCGCATTGGTGGGTGAGATTAAAATTAAAGCGACAACGCGATGGCCATGCTCATGCTGCTACCCTGCGTGGCAACTGACGACGCTGCAACGATGGTATATTCACTTGACAACCAGTCATGTGACGCGGCAAGCGGTGCCTCAGTCCCGGTTGGTTCGAAGCGGTATTGCACCACTTCCCCGACAGTTCTGCCGGCTCCCGGTGTAACGGTGTACGAGAAAAAATAATCAAGATCCTCTTCGGCCTCCGGGTCTGTTCCTTCGACAACAGTCGGAGTAACGGTATGCAATCCGATCGGAGTTCCTTCTTCAACCGAATTTACAATCCGATACACAAGCCAGCTGCCTATGCCCCATATCGTCGCCTGATTGGTCGGTCTGATCGTCACGTTTCTTGTAAGAGTTACGTTCGGCATCTTTATTCTCCGTAGTAAATTTTGTGCAAATAAGCCCGGCTCTTCGGAGTTCCCGAAATCATATCCCCCCGACGAATCCAAGACCGATGAAACCCGCGAACAGACAGCGGTGAAGGGTTTGCAACAATCAGCGTGTCGCTCCACGATATCACCAAAAATACTGTATTGCCAGTGCTGCTCTGATAGGCTTTTGAGCTGTCCCCCTGCTCACCGAACCCATGCCCGTATATTGTCATAATGTCGCCTACGCGCCCGGCCTGTAGGTATACCGAATCGCGCAGCAGGGCATTACGGATACTGTCAATAACCGGAATTTCCGAAACGGTCAGAGTTATCGTGGTGTCCTTGGTCATTACCACTGCAAGTGTATCCGGCACCCCAGCTACAACCGTACCTCCCGGCCACGATCCGACGTATCCGGCGTCTACGGTCGCTACAAACCGTAACGACGCTCCAGAATCAGCCGTAAGCCCGTCGAGTGCTGTAATGAGACCGTGCGCGGCGTATACTGTATCTGCGGTATAAATCACGTCGGCTGGCCCACTATCCGTAATAGTCCACCCGTGAGCTACGAGGGTATCACGAGATGGCTTCGACGCAGATAAATATTTACTCCAACCGCCATTAAAAACAACATCTTCGTTTAAGTTGTACAAAGCAAGAGTATCCAGCATCATTGAATATCTCGCCGGGGTAAGTCGAGTACTATCAAACGCTAACTCCCCATTAGTCATTTGATTAAGATTGATAGATATGCTGTCAATTGATTCAAGCCTCAAAAATGCAGCATATGCATTTTTGATATTATTACCTTCGATTATGAGTGTGTCGAGCGACCAGTTATTTAGAAATCCATATGCTATAGTCGTACATAATGGCATAGACAAATGGACTTTTTTGAGATAATGCATCTCCACGCACTTTTCCATTGCGTTGTAGACGCTATCCCAATCCCATTCCGGTAGATGCTGCAATCGGCACCATCGGAACATAAAAGAGGTATTCCGCAGGTGGGGGGTGTTGTAGGCATCACTCAGGCTGTTCGTATCGATGCCTGAGAATGCAAAGCATGATCCCATGTTTACAGCCGCGTCAAGACCCTTTACGTCAACAATCTTAAGCCCGGTATCAAATGCACAAGTGCTTACTAATGTTGTGGCTTTTCTCCAATCTTCGTTTATATACCGCAATCCCGAATCTGCATAAAAGTGATTTGTAAAGTCAATCCCATTTGCGGTCTTTAAAATTACCGTATCTGCTCCACTGGTGTGGAACGTATTACGGTAATCAGTTACCGAATCGGTCACGGCACCGAGGCCGTCTCGGGCCGAAATAATCATATTCTTACACCCATAAAACGATCCAAGCATCGTTTTCCAACAGTTTCTTCCCCACTTTATTATATTTGTCAATTTCAGTCTGTCACCAGAATTGTTGAAATATACCGTCGGAAATCCACCATAGGTGTTTTCTACCACAGAAATATTGTACGTTCCAGGAGCACTGTAAACGTGGGTAACACCGCTATTTGTCGTAACTTTCGACAAAATAGAATCGCCCCAATTTACATAGAAATCATAAGCATATCCGCTGTTTTGCGGTATTGTAAAGGTGTCATTCGTTGCCACCGAAAAATAAAACGGTAACGTGTCAACCAACTTATTTCTGGCGTATAAAGACAACCTCAACAATTGGGACGAATTAAATGTCTGATCGGGAAATATAGTAATCTCATCAATGGTGCCATTAAAATCATACCCATCGTCATACCCGATATAAAAATCTCGTCCGCCGAGCCCGGTCGGTATTGCCGAAGCAATAGTTCCAGATACGGTCAGAGGCCAAAACTTATCTTTCAAAAATAACTTTATTTTGTTGCTATCAACAGCTTGAGTAAGGTCGAGACATACCGCCCAAAAAACCTCTTCCCCTGTTGGAAACGCACCGTTTCCATTTACTGACGTATACATTGATCCGTAGGTTGGGGTGCTATTTACCCATACCCCGACCGCTTGAGCGGCCGTGTATAACATTACAATGTTATACCCATTGTTAAGTCTCTTCCCCCAAAAACAGCACTGCACAGATCGGTCGTCAAGACGACTAATCCCGCATATTGTCATTTTCGATGTAAGCTGAACGTCGCCACAATTGAGATTTGTTGATGTTCCGGTACTACAATTCACAGTGTACCCCTGCATTCCGACGCGACGAGTAACCCCGGCTCCGGGGGTTGCGTGTCTCGATCCAATTATATCGGTGTACAAACCTCCCGCTGTGTCGGCATTCCAATGATGCGATGCCGTTCCGGTACTATCTACCGAGGTGTCGAAAAGTGTAAATGCGTGATTTATAAAAGTTGCTCTGACTGATCCTGATGTATGCAGTGTGCAACTCGTTGATGCGTCAAGGGTATCAGCAATACCTATCGTTCCTGACAGTACCGACCATTTCGAAAAATGGTGGCCGAAGCCCGGTGTTGCCGTCAGTTCAAACCCTGTACCGCTATCATGAACCGTCGTCCCGGCCGGATCAACCGATCCACTTCCGGTTGCTGAGGTCGTAAGCTGATATTCAGCCGAAAATGTAAAATTATACGTTTTAGCTTCATCAATCACATCCGTAAATCCAGTCAATATCCCGGAGGTATCGCCAGAAACAGTGCAATGGCGTCCCGCGACATTATTAATTGTAACGGTCAGCGTTGTTCCCGAATCGGTAAGTCCGTAATGAGAAAAAACTATACTGTCCGGATGTCCCCCGGTAACGGTGGAATCAATTACAAATTGCGTTAATGGTGCTTCCTCTTCATCCCCAAGCGATATCAAAGCAAGTACGGTGTCCACCCATAATGTATCTCCACCGGTGGCACCGATGTAACTTGGAATTGTCACTCCGTCAAGATAGGGATGATTTCCTCCAATACCTCCATTTGCAATAGTCAACGAACCGTTAACGGTATGAGTGTTTCGAGTTTTTAGGTCACTGTTGGTATACAGCAAATTTCCAGCATCATACGCTTGCCTAAAGTGCGATATCGATCTGGAATATTTGGTGTTGTATTCCGCAAGCGTAAGCCTATTACCGTCATCGCCCGAGTAACCAAGATAAAAAACCTTGTCTCCTGAGGGATCTTCTCCACACGTTATGTATCGGTACGTGTAGTTGTTTCCGAGGTATACAGAGTCGTATCTTGCATCACTTCCGGCAACTGGACGGGTTATGGAAAATTCTTCTTTATCCCAATTGTCCAGATTGCAGGAGGAATCTGAAATATTGTTGTACATGTATACATACGATAAAGTCTCCGGTGTTGTCACGTCAGAGACGTGGTCGTTGGTATTGTGAACCTGAATAACCACCCATCGCGCATGATTCACAGTGTTGTTATAAAAACACTGACGATAATTTGTAGCTTCATCGGCGGCCGAACCGATTATTGCCATAGAACAGGCCTTAAAAATATTGTGGTGCACCTGGGCGAAGTCAGTGCGCACATTGAGCGCCCTATAATAAGTCGTCCAATAATTATGATGGATATTTACACCATAATATTTATAGTCATCTTCGTACCCTTCATCAGCCTGATCGCGACCACATAGAATGCCTTCATTCTTATCATGGTCTCCGTTTAAAGCGTAGCCGAAGTAATTGTACCTGATCGTGTTTCTCACACGTGAACAACCCGGACCGGTATACGTAAAGCCTGTGTCATAAAGCGAATGCTCTCGATAGTCACCAAATATGAGAATATGACCTGAGTTAATGTCATCAATAGGAGGCAAACACCCATTTGAGTCAAACATACAGTACTCAATTACACATGAGTCGTACAGATACCCTCGAATCCCAGCAGGGTTCTCTCCGTCCGATTCACTTAGATTATTAAATATTCTTAGATGAGAAAACTTGAATGGACCAATGTCCAAACTTATTCCAGCGGCGTCGATATTGTCAACCTCTGCCCCGCCAGTTATTCCAAGAGAATCGAGTTTCCAGAATGCAATCCTTACTATATCGTAAGTGCTGTCCTGACCATCAGTAATGGCTCCGATTTTCTGTCCGGTGTCTCCTCCGTTTACAGTTGCCCATTCACCGGAATAAGATTTCAGCAAATTGTAATTTCCGTCAATCCAGGCGGTTCCGTTTTTTGCAGAAGGCAACGTCACTTTCTCAAAATACGTTCCCCCTCGAACCAAGATATGATCCCCAACGGCCATCTTATTAACAGCCCACTGAATGCGCCGGTAACATTGTTCCGACCCGCCAGAGCACGATCTCGTCGCGGGATTATATGTTGCGCAGCTATCGGTTATTGAGCTATCTGCATATATCGTGTCAATTGTCTCGGCAGCATAATACGTAAAAGCGCTTGCCAAAGTATCCCGCATACCATCGCTATTTTCGATGATGACGTTCACCGCGCCGGCCGCATGAGCGGGGGCAATAAATCCGACCACTTCGTCCGACCACCAATACTCAGTTACTGCAGCACCATCGACTAATACGTATCCGTCCCCTTGTGCTGCTTTAAATTTTGCACCTATCAAGTCAATCCTTGGCCCCCCGCCAGTTGGGCTGCATAACCACGCTGCCCGGGCGACAACAGGCGTATCAAGGGAGGCACCGCCCCCGGCCGTACGAACTGTATCCATCAGCGTCGTATCGTGCAGGGTCGTGGTCCCGTTGCTCAATCCATCAGTTATTGTCTTATACCAATATTTTGTTCCCGCGGTGAGTGAGGCAGCTGCCATTGTCTTATTTTCTCCGGCAACGACAGTGTCGCTATCGGCAACGGACCATGCAGACAGCGTGTCCGCAGTTACCATAAGCCGTACCTTCGCTGTATCCCCTGTGAACCAACTATTCAGAGAAAGAAAACTCGGCGTATAGTTGCTGTTATTGTGTCGAAAACTAACGGCTATTGAACAGGCAACAGAAAATCCGTTTTCGGTAATCCCAGAAGTGTCTCCAAGATTGGAGAGATACTTTTTTGATCCTATGTTTGCGAATGTAGAATTGCCTTTGTGGTAGTTCCAGATCCCGTCGTCAAGCAAGAACGACGACCCCCTGTTATAGAAGGTATCGGTAAAAACAATTCCTAAATTAACGGTAGTATCAAAAGCAGTATTAAATTCTGTCAACGACGAATCAATAGTCGCTCCATGCGTTTTCCATATTCCGATATCTCCAGAATCCAAGAAAAGGCATTTTTCAATATTTATATTCCAAGACGAGTCGTCGTTTGCGTTATTTGCGACATTGAGCATATAAATATCGTTACGACCACTAAAAGAAGTGTTTCTGATTGTTAAATTATGTATGGACGTGTCCGCACCGGTTTCATTCTGATGTATGTAAACGTTTCCCGATGACGACCCATGTAGAGTGTCCCACATGGTCACGCCATCTATGATACCGTCATGCCATCCATCGGGGCAGATAAATACGTGCCCCATATTGACAAACGTACAATTAATAACGGTATCGTTATGACTATAAACATCCGTACCGTCCCAGGTAATAAACTCGCCGGACGCAGACGACACGGTTTGGTCAAACCAACAGTTTGAAAATTTTATCTTTCCCGCATATACCATTGCAGTATTCTCGTATCCACCAGCAATAAATACGCACGAATCGAACTTCCACGCCTGCCCCATATTCACAGACGTGGAATCAAATACGCATTTTTTTACTGTTACATTTGTCGCAGTTTCCGATGAATCTACATTGCCTCTAATACCTTGATAAATGCGCTGAAAGTAGCAGCCATAAAAATTTGTTGGTTCGATTACGGTTGATCCATTAGCACGGGTTAAGAAGCACCCACGCTTATTCTCGTTGATACCATCTCCAAGGTGTATGAAGCGCACATTGTCAAACCTATGGCCACCCCACCCTTCCAGGGCGGTTCGAAAGATATAATTGGCACCTGATGCTTCCCCGGACGCGTATAGAATGTTTACGTTTTGAAACCGTATGGTATCCGCTTCGTAGGCATAAAAATTAATTATGCCTGTAAGGGTATTTAGCGTGCAACTATAGGTATTACCCGGGGCCGAACGAACCAGAATTCTATTTCGATCAAATATTACCATGGCAGTATGAGATATGTCTGACACGAGCTGAATCGTATCGCCGGCCGACGCCGCCGCTTCGGCTAGATTAATAGTGGCATACGTACCGCCGCTACCGGTGGTGAGGATTGCAGCGGAAGAAAAAGTGAACAGCAGTATCATTAATGTCAGAAACTTATTCATTTTTATCTCCTGTCGGGCAATAAAAAAGGGACAAATACGATGGTTACGGCACCGTACTGCCCCTTTTAAATCTTACGATCACCGGCCCGCTAAAGCCGATTATCGCCCGAAAATTCTTACTCTACTATTTCTCCGGTCCGAACCCACCAGACTTATTTGTAAGCGCACTTTTTATCAAGTACGCAATTCCTGCCTTTAGAGAGAACGCGCCATAGCTTATCCACTGCGCCGTTGTCGGAAAAACTCCTGTCGATAATACAGGCGTAATGGATGGCGCAACCTCGATCAGCATGAAAATTCCAATGACAGAAAGAGAATGCATCATATCTCTAAACCCAACCGTAAGAAATTTTGATCGTTCCATTATCTCCTCAGTTCTTGGTAATACTCAATTTATACAGTTATCAAATGCATAGTTCAAAGCATTGCGAACCACTAAATATTCACCCGTGGATCCATCGCTCGCACGGTAATACTCATCGGCCCTAATTGACGTATCAACAATCATTGACGCAACCTGGAATCGGCAGGAATGGTTTATCGCTTCCGCCGGTCCAAGTTTTTGAAGAGCAAGATCCGGTAGCTCGTACTTGTTACCAATATCAACCCCGTTGCGCCAACCGAATGGACTGTTGTCATCGCGCAGTAAGTCGGTAGTTATGGGATCTCCAGGCTGCTCAAATCGAGTCACAGTCATCGGGCAGTGCGAAGATTGAAGAAAGCCAGAAAGCTCCAATTCATGTCCGCGCTTAAAATATGGCGGACACGCAAATAGATTTGCCTCTACCTTGCGTGTAGGGTAGTGTCTGGAAAGCAGCAAAAGGACCCGCTGCATATATCCAGAGCCCTGCGAGTGCGACCCGGTAACGAATACTTGGTATTGTTCTAAAACACCCTCTGATTTTAGCCACTCGAAAAATTGATTTCCAGCATTCTGAAACCCGTTATGCTCCCCGTCTTCACCGCAAACCAAGTTTAAGTCATATTTAAGCCATGATTTTGCATTCGCCGATTTTGTATCGCCAGCCGTTCCCCTACCAATAAGGTAGCATATTTTGTAAATCTCGTCAATCACGTAACCGAATTTAAGTGCTCCGTTCTCACGCGACTCAAATTTACATCTAAAATAACTTGCTTCGCCTCCGCGAATACCGATAATTTTTTCAAGCATGTCATCGGTTCGATAAGATAGAAAGGCAAACGCTGCCGCAGTAGCCGCAGTACGACTGATTGGCGGTAGTTTTTTTTCGCTCATAGTTTCCTCACAAAATCACCAACAGTGGCATCGCTAAAATCTCCAGTGTCGTGCAGGGAGATTGTTATCTCCCCGTCGATAGAATTCGCCTTTATTACTGTGCCGGTGATCACCGCTTTTTCCTCCTCAATTCTTTCTCGATTATTCCGTTCAGTTCGTCATTCGTCCCGGTGTAGTATTGGCACTCGGGATTTTGACAGGTATAGCCATGCCCATCCTTTTTCCACTTGTGCTCACATATCATCTGCTTTTGCATCGTGGATATATCCGTCATTATTGCAACAGCGACGTGCCGACTTGATGATTTCATACTGCATCACCCGTAGAGACGGGCGGAAACGAAAATGCGTCGTCCGCTATCTCAAGAGCCTCATGAATAATTTCGTCATCTATTGGCCTTAATTCACTTAACAACTGTATTGCTGTTTTTCCTGCCGGCAACATAGATTTACTCATGCGCCACTCCGTTCGAAACGAACAATTTCCACCCCCTAAATATACCCCTAATCGTCCACTGATTTTACAGCATTTTTAACCAATGCCGATATTTTGCGCAGCTTCTCATCTCTAATAATTTTGTCAATCTGCCCCTCTAACCGTTTTGCCAGCCATATGCGCCCAGCCGCATAGTCCCCCTCATCATCATATGCACACTCCATGCCACCCTCGCACAACATGGCTATGGCGTTATTGTAGGCGTCCATTTTTGCTTCGTATGATACTCGTTTGCCCATACTCTCAAATATACCCCATTATCGCCAACGCTGCCACAACAACCACCATCACGATCGGTATCAGCAGGCACCACACAGATGCGTCTATTTCAGTTATCAACTGGAAACCTCCCGGCATTCCTCACTGCGTTTTTCGCATTCCGATAAAGATCAGGCTTGTCGGCATTTGCTATTTTTATCATTTCAATAATTATTTTTGATTCCTCACGCATATTGTTCACAGTATCGTATAGGGCGCATACCTTTCCTTCAAATGGTCGGTGAAGAGAATCAAAAACATCGGAGGCAGTTCCACGAACAAATTTTTCTTGTGCGTACACTATCCCGCTATTGCACTGCACTTTAATGGCTCCGACTGCCGCTATTACCGCGGCAACGGTTATTAGCGTGTAAACGGTGCGCTTAAAATTAAGTTCTATTCCCACAACCTTGCCTCCCGACCTTCGAAGTCTGATGCACACTTATCCCTCGCTTATCGTTTTGCTCCGTATCCGGGAGCGTGCCTCGAATTGAACCCCTGTCGGCGTGAGGCTTTTATGTGCCGGGGGTCAGTATGTCAAAAATGTTCCGCAATGATCGTCAACTGTTCCTACGGTAATCGGTACACCTCCACAAGCATCGTTTAAGATTCCGATGGTGAGAGTGTCACATTGAGGAACTGAGTACACACTCCTCAATATCCTTCCCCCGCTTGTTCCGGCAACAGCTATTCCATTCCCTAAATATTTTACAGAACGAATACTTGTTTGGCCAAACTGCTGCCCAAGGCTATCCCAAGTAACCCCATAGTCGGTCGACCTTAATATCTGGCCGTTGGATACCGTTCTTGATGTTCCAGCTACAACTATTCCTCCACCCATGTTTGCAATTGAATAGATAAAGTTTTGTGAATATTGCTGTCCAAGACTTGACCACGTTGAACCCGAGTCGGTTGACCTTAAAATGACTCCACTATTAGCACTACCAGCAAGCACCACTCCGTTACCTAATGTCTCAAACGACATGACTGCAAGTAAACCAAGCGAGTTTCCGATGCTATCCCATGTCACTCCGTAATCAACGGATCTACAAATATATGCATCGTAACCGGTTGCGGTAACATAAGGACCGGCCAAAGCTACCCCGTTTCCAACATTACATAACGACCTAATTTCAGGTTGAGCACCCATATTATACGGTCGCCCGATGCTATCCCATGTCACTCCGTAATCAATGGACCTGAGTATAAATCCACTCGAATAAGTTCCAGCAAGAACTATGCTGTCGCCCAACGATTCTACCGAGTAAACAATACTTTGCCCGTATGGTCTGACTGCGTACCCCCACGTTGCACCGTAATCGGTTGACCTAATTATGGTTGTGTCGTAGAAGGTTATCCAATTCTTACCAGACGCAACAACAATTCCACTACCCGCGTTGGTGATACTAAATACAACATCTAAATGTTGCGCACCTAAGTCAGTCCAGTTGGCTCCATAGTCAATTGATCTAAAGATGTGGCCATCGCCATCGCCAGCAATAACTATTCCGCCGCCAACATCCTCAATAGTATAAATAGCGTCTGTTGCTATTTGGCCAAGGTCAACCCACACCTCACCCTGTCCCCACCCCACCCCGACTATCGCAAGGATGCTAATTAAAATGTAAATTGACTTAGTCATGTAGATAGCTCAATTCAAATCTTGCACTTTTTATTACCGGGTCAGTCCCGTCGGTGTTACAGGTTATTTGCATTAATACCATATCGCCTGTTGTAATTTCTAAATATATAGGCTGAGTAACACATTGAATGTTGCCTACTCCGGTAGTTGATGGTATATTATCTTGGCCAACAGAATCGGATTGCGTAACGTTGTAAAAACGAATTGAAAAATCTTTCCCATCTAATGCAGAGTAACAAATCTTTGCAGTGCCGTGATAAACCCCGCCGTGTGCGAATATCATCGTATCACCACTTAAAAAAATTCCGTCATGCTCTTCTCCACCCCAAAGAGTATGCGCCGCATTGGTTACCTGTTGCCAATCGTTTGCAGATGTAATTGATATAGTAACGGAACTATCTCGGAAACCCCCGTATGCGTGCCAGATTGAATCTTGAAAAACCCGATAAGAACTAATGTGCCCATTAAATACAGATAGTGGAGTATTGTTTACTAGGTGGTCGTAATTGAATGACCCGGTATCAGCAGAAAAAAGAAGTAGCGTTCTCCCTATTTGTATATCTGATCCGGTAGTAAAAGCCTGAGATATCCTCAAGTATTTCAAAGTGTCTCTTGAAAATAAATGAAAGCCATCATGGGAAACGTTATTCCAATAAAGACGCAACCCATCATCGGAAGAGGTGCCACCCTCGTAAGACAAATTTAGGTCCACAGCACCACCAGACACCACGGTTTTAGTTCTCCACGTTGAGGCTATTATTGCATCGGCGCTGTCGCTCGATTGTAAAATAGCAGTCCCCTTTGATGCCCCTTCACAACCGTCTAAAAGCAAGTACGACCCGCGACTTGAAACACCCCCACCGTAAGTACTTATATATAGTGCAGTACGATCTAAATTTACATCAGAATAAGTGCCAAGCGCACCCATGTAAAGAGATATAACCCCTGTAGTAGTATCACCTAAATAAAAATTGCGCGGAAAGAAAACATCTCCGTATGCAGTGTCGTACCTCATGTTGGTAGTTCTCCATAACCTACCTCCGAGCGACACTGGAATTCTTAAAGCTGTTACGTGGTGGTTTAGGCTATCGGGTAGTGTTGTTGATGTATGTAAATGATATGATGGATTAACGGTAGGAAACATTGAGTCGCATCGCGAGATTGTAAACATTGAATCGTTACGCCACATAACGAACGTGTCGCAATCGGATGTTGTTGAGTAAGTCATAGCATTACCTGCGGTAAGGGCATACCCGGCGGTATCGGCATACGGGACGGAATCGGAGGTAGGCACATGAAGCGCAGTATCTGCAACGTGGGCAGCGCGTACTGAATCGCGCTTTTGAAATTTTCCAGCCGCATCGGTTCCTACAACCATTGCATTTCTTAGACTGTCAACCTTCAAAGAGTCTCGAAATCTTCCACTTGCCGTATTGGTAACATATGCAGAAAAGGCAGATGCCGCCATAACCAAAATTAAAAACATTGACCTCATTCGTCTACCTCAAAATTAAGCGGCAATCGCCTGTTGTGTCGCGACCCGTCCGGCCACAACATGTATTTGAAATGGTAGTCATTATAAATATAATACTCTTTAACATACCCTGTCGGAGGAATCGGTACGAGCGAATGATTTAAGTAGACAGGTGTCCCATAAACCGATTGATCAGACACCATAACCACACCCATATCAAGCAATTCCAATATGCGATAGATGTCGTTAATGACCTTGTCGGTTGATGGGCTCCCCGTTGTTTTTCTCTGGTATTTCATGGTTCTATTTTACGCATTATTTACGATATACCAATAGTTTCCAGAATAGACAAGCATTGCAGATTCGTTGGCAGCAATGCTGTAGGTCGATGAGCTATATTTTATTGCAGCATATCCGGAGGACGGCGCTTCGTTTATGCTTAATACAACTATTCCAGAGCCAATATTTATCAAAACTATTTTATTTGACGCGCTTCTTCCAGTAGTACTGATTGCGTGGATGGTTATAAGCCCTCCAGCTTCCGGGTTTTCTGGATCGTATACGGGGGGATCAAAAAGGAAGGTGTCGTATTCTGATCCTATATCAAGCTCATAATCTGAATCTGGTGTAGGCTCAGTTAACGAACCTCCATCGGCAATACCACCCCCCTGATGCTGTATTCGTATATTTTCTTCGATTCTTATCAAATCACCGTCCCCTACGTTCTCGCTATCCCAATTAGTTTTTGGTGTAATATAACTCATGATTGTATGTCAACCGCCTTTCTCGCTGTTAGCCTGCACCGTAACCTGTCTTCAAAGGAAAATTGCTGCCTGTAAGATAAAAAACTATCTGTAACACTAATCCCGGTACTGCTTGGAGTGTATACTGGGACGGTTACGCAATCTCCAATTTCAGCAGCCGGATTTCCTCTCCATTCAACCTCAACGTCACGCCGCAAATTCTTATATGTATCAAGGAGCACCAGCGCAACAACTAAAGACAACGCTGCGTTTTGAAGGAGCGGATTAATATTGTACTTGTACTCACGCAACCCATATAGCGCAATAGAGTCTTGATCCGATTCGGTTACTTCTGATATAGATTCTGTCTGCAATTTTTTTCCGGTAACCAAGACTTCAAATGTTCCAGAAGTTCCAGTTGCCTTGTGGAAAGATATCGTGCATCCCCATGGGTAAAATATCTCATATGTCTTGTACACTGTTATGTCGGCTTGGTTCTGAATTGCTGCAACACCATCAAGAACTACTTCGTCTCCCCATTCGATAGTTACTGTTGTATCGTCAATGCCTTCAGCCATTGATACTTCAGTCGTTGAAATTTCTGATGCCTCGATCTCAGGGATAGTTTCGGCAACTGGAACTATTACCCTGTTTTTCAGGCCCTCACTTTTTGATTTTTGGCTACGATTAAAATAATTGTCTCTTGTTATTGCATAATCAGGAATTTTTGCTTCATTTGCAGTATAAGATTTTATAATCAATACATCGTTACGATCCATGTAAATATATCCCATGCAAGCAGCGGATATTTTTGCAAGAGCATCCATATATGTAGTTTTTCCAAGCCATGCATAGGGTATAATAAAATCTAGTAATGATGTGTCAATACTCCATACGAGGTCGTTCATAGGAATATTTTGCTTTGCATGGTTAAGAATAAATTCAGCGTATGTATACAAGGTAACATTTAACAATACCTCGTCGGCTCTAAATTCAACTTCCCGCAATAACTCCAATCTGTCACGACAAGACACTTGAACGCTGAAATTCTTTTCTTCGGTTGTCCAGTCATTAGTCCAGAAGACGCCCATTTTTACATATTCAATTTCCTGATCTGAATTTGGCAATTGAAAACCTATATATGGAGTGATCCTGACGTTTGGTGTTAAAGAATTGGCAACGTATGAACCTGAATTATTCGGAAAGAACGGATCAATAAACGATTCGCCATTTTCACGTATTATTGAAATATTTTGAAGCTCAACATCACATTCGTTGCAAGACACGTTTCCCGTTGGAACGGTGCCGTTTTCAACTTCTCTTTCCTCCAAAATATTTAACGAAACGATATCATCGGTATAAAACACATCGCTTATTGTTCCGTAAAATTCAACTATTTTAGCCATTGTTCCGCCGGAAGACCATTTAATAATGGTAAGCTTCATGCTTCCGGATGCGTTTATATTTTCAGAAGTAAGATCTATAATCGTTTCAACCGAACTACCTGAATATTGATGGTTAAAAATTTCGATGTCGTCGCCGTCGTAAATTGTCACCTCAAAAACTTCAGGATATTCTTCGCGTGTTGGTTCTCCGCAAACAACTATGCGTCGTATTGCCCTCGCCTCTGCAAACGAAACAGTTGCCTCCGGATATGGCTCCGAAAAGTCACCATCAGAATCCCCCACAGACGCAGTATACCATCCAACCTGATTATTTTGTTGTCCGGCGACCGAAGAAGGAACGGTAAAAAACGTTCCATCACTAGAGCACGTTCCGTCAGTAGACAAGTATTTATGTGGAGTCGATCTTTTTGTGTCAACCAAGTGAGGATCGTGCCATGAGCCAGGAACGTAGTAATCTTGCCCTAAATCGCCCATCCTATTGTAATCATTTGACGTTACAACCATACCCGAATTAATAAAAGGGTCAGTCCATAGCACGTCAATTTTAACCCGTGGGATTCGCGTTTCCACTGTAACCTGTTCGGTAAATTCTTGAGATACTGCTATCATTACACTTCCTCGAAAACTATTGTCGATCCCTTGTATATCTTTGTGCTACGTCCCGGCATAAAATCTGTTGAACCAAACGGGTTGATCCTTACTATAGGGCAGTTTCCGTCGAAATTTGTAAAGTAATTTGATCCTGAAATGTACATCCTCAAATTAAGACCCTCATCAAACCCATACTTTTCCATTATTATATCGAAAACTGACTGATTAATATATTCGTAAAGAATGCTAAATTTATATTTTCTTGAAACTATGTCTTTGACAAGTCTTCCGCTTGCAGTTCGACCAGACCTACCTATCTCTTCAAACTCACGCAACACCTCCTTGGCGTGAGTAGAGATAAGATCCTCGTCGCTGTCTATCCCGATATAAATATCGCCTTCGGCCATTATCTTACCGCTCCCACCCGCGTTCTTTCTCTTTCAAATTCATCCATAAACATTCTTGTTACATCCTTGATGTGTGACCTATTTAAAAATACAGGACCGTCAAAATGCTGGTGAAAATGTGGTTCCGAATACCCGCGCTGTCCACCAATTATTGATCCATTGCTTGAGCTGGTACTGCCAATTCCGTAATTTATTCTACTAAGAGTATTGTCAAGCTTTTTTGATGTTTCTCCAGCAACAACCCTTTCACCTTTTTTCAAAAGCCACGTACCGGTTTCAGGAATACTGTCGATACCATCGTGGGCAAGACCGGCAAGTGCAAGTCCAGAAACGGCAGCAGCCATAGGCTCAGTTGCCGCCAATGCTGCCGCCATTGCTCCTGGAGCCAGTACCCATCCTGTATATGGAATAGCTGCCGCTGACGCATATGCGTTTATTCCTGCAAGCAGGGCTCCGGCCTGGGCGTTTGCTATTAACGATGGAATTGCTGCGGCCTGAACTGATTTATCAACAGCAGTTTTTGTAACTTCGTAAACTATCCATTGGGCTATCATTTTTCCTATAGCCGAAAGCATAGATGACGCCATTTCGGTAGCCAATTTTTTGAATGCCTCCCCAGCTTCTTCGTTTCCAATTATTACATCAGATAAAAAATTTCCAAACTTAGAAGTCAAATCATCAAGCGATCCACCAACAATTTCATCCATGCTTACTATACTACTTTCAAGTGACTCTGAATAGCCAGACCAATAATCACTGTTGGCCACTATCGCAGCACGTTCGGCGGCTTGCGCCCTTTCTATTTCGGTAAGTTCAGCAGAACCTTCTTCGTACAACTGTTTTAATTTTTCGTATTTGTATTCGTGAAGGGCTAATTCCCTTTCAACGTTGTCAGTTATGTTGTTAAGTTCGGCCAAATTCGCTTGGTCAACGAGTTGGCGATACTCTGCATCCTTGGCGATATCTGCTTGTAGCTGCCTGTCGTTTTCAGCCCTGATTGCAAGGTTCGACGACTTGATTATTTCGAGTCTCTGCTTGTTTGTTTCCGATGTTGCCTCGATTATTTTTTTCAAATCATCCCATGAAGTATCTTGGGGTTTTTCCAAAGATAACGGCGGTGTTGAAGGCTTGGACGGCCCGCCATTTTTTGCAACATTAAGTTGATTAATACTTTCTGTCAATGTCTCAACATTGTTTTTAGCTTGCACTAATTGATCAAGCTCACCCGGAAGCAGATACCCTTTTTGCGCCTGCATTGCAGTGAAGGTTTCTTCTGTCTGCTTGAATTCGTATCTCAATTCTTCAAGCGCCGCAATTTCAATATCAATTTCGCTCACATGACCGCCACCAAAAAACTTAGCGGTGCTTTCTGACAACTTCAATATTTGTTCGGCCACCTTCTGGATTGTAGGGGCAAAATTAAGAACTGCCGTTGTTAACTGAGCGCCTATAACCCTTGACAACGTCTCAAGCTTATCGCCAGCTTCATCGGCATTTTTTATTAATTGTGAATCTATTACAATCCCGAGCGATTGCGCTTCTTTTCTCAGTGTTTCGTAATCGTCGGCAAGAACAGAAAGTTTAACACCAGAGCGACCAAAGGCGGCGGCGGCAAGGGCCGCTCGCTCAGATTCGTTCGATACATTTTTCATCGATTTGAATATCAGATTCAATGCATCATCGGTTGAATTAGCGCTTCTGACTTGATCCAAAAGCCCCTGATCAACCTTTTTGAGATATGAATACAGCGAACCAGATCCGGCACGGGCTTCGCCTACGCTCTTGTTGAATTTCAGTAGGCTTCCGTCAAGTTCATCAAAAGATATTCCGGATAGGCTTGCCGCGTGTCTCATCTCCTGCAACGTATCGGTAGACATGCCTGCAGCTTTTGCAACGTCATTTATTGCTGATGCGGCTTCAATGCTTTTTTTGGCAAATGCCACCACCGTCCCGGTTGCGACAACACCTAAACCAAAGCCCCATTTTGTTACCGATTTCAAAGAATCAGAAAACGAATCACTTACGTCTTTTGACGTCTTTTTCGCCTGACGACCAGCCTTATCGAGCGGACCGACAAAGCTGCCAGTCTTCGCTACAAGATTGATAGTAAGGGTTCCGAGATTCGACATACTATACCGCTTTTCTCCAATCATCAAGTGTCACTTCTGGCGCATCAAGATGAGGGGCAAAGTCGTAAATCTTGAAAGGTGTAGACCCGTCTTTACGGTATCTATTAGCAAACATGCTTGCAAACATGGCTATATCGTGCTCCATTCTTAACCCAAAATTAAAACTTCCACGCATATTTCGATACTTGACCCAACGGACAAACTCTTCATAGCTGATATTGCGTTGTGCTTCATCGATTGTCCTGCCACCGATTCCACACAAAACAAGCTCATGCCATACTTCGTCGATTTCCGTCAGGTCTTCACTTCCCCCGATATTGAATTGACCTCTGCAATAGCGCTAAGCAGTGCAATGGTAAGATTGTGATCGAGCGGGCCGCGCTCAATTATCGCTATTTTCCTTTTCTTTTCTGCTTCGGTATCTTTTTCCGATTCGACAACGTACCCGGTAATGTCCTCAACGGAAAATACCGGAATTCCTCCCTTATCGCAAATACACGCCGCAATGCGTCCCGCAATCACGTCCTTTCCGAATTGCTTTACATCGGAAACGGCGCTTTTGTACGACAACTTCCGAACGTAGGCAGTCGCAGAAAGCTCTTTTCCGTCCTTATTCCATTTTATTTCTTTCTCAACGGGGCAACCAGTGAACGCTCCGGCTGCCTGAAGAGAATTAAGATTCAATTCCATTGCCGTTCTCCTTACGTGCTTGATGCAACGAAGTTCGAAACCCCTGATTTGCGAATCGTTACCGTTGACACGACTTTGGTGTTAACAGCAAAGTCAAATGGGCAGTCCTTTACGAAACCTGAAAGGGTGTACCAAGTCCTTGTTGACGGCAAAACAAAGCCATCAGAATCTGCGGTCGGAGCAGTTGTATCGTCAGACCATCCTGCGGCCCAATCGACAACAGTACCAGCCGTAAACAGCTCAAATATCCTTACGTGGCTTGCGTTTGTCGGATCGAAGTTCAACTCTATCGTAGCTTCCGTTGGCGACCTTAATCCCGGTAAATAAGTCTTGTCGGTATCCGTAAGCGAGGTGGTTTCAATTTCATCAAAAGGTGCGCCGCCAGGATTAAAATTGGTTACTCCGGTAACTTCGACAACGGAATCATCGACCGGCTCAATGAAATAGACCTGAGTTCCCTGCGTCTTGATAGCCATGATGGTTTCTCCTTATCTGGCTGTTAAAAAGTTTACATCGAAAGAGTATCTATAGTGCTGAGTTTCAGCGTCTTTACTTTCTCCGCGCCAAGAAACTACATGCGCATTAGGTTCAATGGCGTCGCGTAATGTTTCCGCAGAATTTCTTGCCGAAGCCGCCGTTTTTCCGTACACGTCAACCTGAACCAAATACGTATCCATGTCGGGAGAGTTACCCATATAGTTTTCAGGGGTACCGCCTACGACCTGCCAAACAGCATACGGAAGCACCGTCATTTCTGGTGCCCCCCCGAATGGAAAAACCCTTACCGGACTTGTCCCGAACGATGTCTGAACATCGCCGTCAATTGATACTATTGCAAACAGTGGCGGATACATTACGCCGCCACCTTTGCCGCTTTTTTTATTGCGCGGTCGATTGATTTTTTGTACTGTTCGACAAATTCGCCGGTAGCCGAAGAAATATTACTTTCAAGCGCTGGCCTCATAAACGGATCTGCTGGCATTTTTTCAGTTCCGAATTCCAATAGTCGCCAGTGCGGAGTTGGTGCGTTCGGCGAAACATCTCCACCATCCTTCAAAAGTGACCCGTGCTTTACTCCTACGCGAAACATAAGATTTCCGTTTCGCTTGAAGGTCCGATTGCTAAATCTTACGGCGATATTGTCGGAAATACTTCTGCCTGTTTTCGGATCATCGATTCTTTCCGCACCTTGCTTTGCTGCCTTGGCAACAACGTTTGCCGCTCTCCTGAGTGCAAATCTTCCACCCTTATATTTAACATCGTTTGTTATCGATGCAAACCTGCCTAATAATTCATCGATTCCTTGCAGCCCGAATTCTGTTTTATTCATCTGTCACCTCTGCAAGCATCAGCGTTAAATATTCAAGCCCGGATTCCTTATCCGGCAGCGGTGGCCCGACTATCTCATACAATTTACTTCGGAAAGAAATACGCATTGCAGCGGTTACGTCAGAACGGTAACGAATAACGGAGCGTACCGACGTTTGACTCTGATTACTCGATGCTGCAATAAACTCCTTTGTTGAATACGGCTCAAACGATCCCCACACAATCGCAAGTTCCGACCATACTGTTTCCATATCGCCAGTATCTGAATCCTGCTCCTGATCCAGTTCAAGTATCGTTAAACGATGCCTTAATTTTCCTGCTTCAAGCGGCAACGTTCACTCCGCTGATAATCCATTTTTTATAAATATCAATATCATTTCCAATCCAAGATCTTAAATCCATTGGATCGCCGAATGTATCTCGATGTCCTACCCCTATACCCTTCCTGCCGGGCAACCCTTTTATACCAACAACCATGCGGGTATTTTTTATAATTTTTTTACTCCCCTTGAACATTCTCCATAAATGTATGTCAATAAATTTATGGTTGATTTTTGCCATACCTTTAAAACAATTTATCGCATTACCCTTCATAGCGGTACGGCAAAGCCCTGAATGGATATCATTATCGCACAATCTACCACGTCCAGTGCTAACGTTATAATAAGCAGCCGGAGATTCACCAACAAGGTCAAAATTTAAAATATTTTCATAAACTACGCTTAAATATTCCGGCGAATACCAGTCGTCATCTTCAATAACAACCAGCCTGTTTTCGTTTTTAACAAGTCCTAAACACGCAAGAATATTTCTCGCCTGTGTATTTGATCCGGTTTTCCAAAACGGTTTAGGCCGAACTGACTCTATGGTCCATCCTTGTCTTAAAAATGTAATTGGTTGTTCGATTGTACCGTCATCGACAACAATCCATCGTACTGATCCTGTAAACGTCTGTCTAAACATCAGAGATTCACAAATAGACCACGCTTCTGGACGTTCCCCTGTGGTTGTCAACAGTGTCAAATCTTCCATTACAATACGTCCTTTAATTCAGCGCGGTAGTACAGTGGTAAAGATGTTTCACGCGAACAATTGATTACCATAACTCCAAGTCTTTTAAAATCACTATATGCGGCAGTAAAATGATCAATCCATTTCGGAAAATTAAAATCCTTTCTGAGTGGATCTTCGTGCGCACCGTGCCAATGGGCCGTCCCGTATTTATCGTTCATATCGTAGCCAAGCAGTATTATTTTTTTTGCACCGAATTGATGTGCCAACCCTACAGCGCAAAAACCAGAGTTTCCACCCCAAGAAATAATACCTGGCTTATTGCTCAAACCTTTAATTTTTTTATTGTACGGACAATGATGAATATAGTCGTTTATGTACTCACTATACCCTGTCCATAGCTCACCTTTACATGTGTTCATTATATCTCGAAAATGAACATTCCACCAGTCGTGATCGCTTGAGTAATGAACATTGGCCCATGGAGCTAGCCTGTACGTTGAATTTACAGTAATAACCTTTGCTTTATATCTACAATACTCAGCGTCCTCGCTTGTCATGCTTGGCCCGCTTGCCATGCATACAACCGTCTCGCCTCTCCATCGCTTCCAATATTTACGATCAAATTTTATCATTGCAAAAATTCCTATCAGGCTTTTTGGCTACTGCAAAAATTTGATGCGGAGCATTTTTTAAAAAAATAGTATCATCATGATTCTTTAAATGAAGAACTTCGTTTCCACCATATTTTGTATTTATGTCAACAAATCCTGCATCTGAAAGCAGCGTTTTTAAACCTGAATCAGTATACCTGTAATAATCATCTGGGTAGCCATGAACATGAAAGCAGAACAGAGTGGTAATAATTATTGTTCCGCCGGGCTGAAGAACTCGGAACATCTCTGGAATTGCAATCCACGGTCTTTTGACGTGCTCCAAAACCTCAGAGCATAATATACCTGTAAATTTATTTGACCAATCGACAGGAAGCGAATGGGTGTCGGCAACAACATCAACACCATGCCCTTCCTGCATATCAATTCCGGTCCAATTTCCTGTTGCTAAATCATGATTATTTATCCACCAGCAATCAGGATTATGAAGCCTACTGCCAACTTCGAGAACATTATCGCCAAGTTCAGATGAGAACCTCTCAATCCACCACCGTATTCGTCCGCGAATGCTATCAATTGGCATTTTGTTCATACAAGCATCTCTTCAAGGTTTGCTTGTTCAAAACAACTAAGCTCAGTATATCTGCTACAATTATAAATTTTTATTCCTTGCTTTTTTGCTATATCAGAAACACGCTTAAATTGATCGTGCCATTTCTCAATTTTCGATACTGTCGGATTCCTCAAAACCGGTTCAGTGTGCGCACCGTGCCAATGAATGCCGTTTTTAATAGAACAATCGTACCCGAGAAGCGCAATTGATTTAAAGCCCTTTGACATCCCGAATTGTATCGCCCGCATTCCAGAATTGTACGGTCCTGCGGCAATGTGGTAGTGCAATTTATATGTGTTAGCGGCTCTGTCGGAGCACGTCCACTTTTCGGCTGGTATATTTATTTTTGAAAAATTTGCTTTCCACCATTTAGCGTCACCGGCATATAGGTAGGTGCAAGACTGCGCCATTTCCCATGAATTATTTACAGCAACGGTTTTTATTCCGCTTTTTTTAACAAGCTCACAATCTGAGGCTGTTAAGCTCGGACCCGATGCTATGCAAAAAAGATCAATCACGGTATATCTGCCTTAGTTCAATAAATTACTAATCACAAAAAAGTATCACGCAGAATACAGCTTGATAAAAGATTCGACACTGTTTTGTTTATTTTATAGTCTTCGCTCTTTAAAACTTGGCCCTCTCTGTTTGCATACAAGTCGCCACAAATTAATTTAATGGCCTGTTTGTATTTTTTTGGAATCGACGATACTTCGTCGCTATCGTATTCCCACCCGCAGACAAACCGTATTTCGATCGGATTTGACGGATACTCGGTAAATGACGGCCATGTGGCGCCATGTGGCAAAACTATTTTACCACACTGATCACCATTCGTCTCGACAATGTAATCGGTTCCTGCGGTCATAGTCGTTACGGTTCCAGCCGAATCGGTATATTTTACGTGGGCAACACTTTGAAGGTTTCCAAAAGGTATTTTTACATAATCGCTACTTGGAAAGGCATCAATAAAGTAATTCCACGTTTGAGTAAACAGCTTACGCGAAGTTATGTCTTCTACAATTTCCCTTGCAGCCTCTATTATAGCTAAAAGTTCAGCGCCGGAATCAGAATCGTACTCATCTATGCGTAAATGAGCAGCCAACTCTGCTACCGATACGGGTTCTAATCCCGGCGCTGTTTCGATGACAAGCACCATATGTTATACTGCTGCTTCCGCATAGGCACCTGTTGACATAGGCACATAAAACAGGTGCGCAGTGGCTGTTATTGTTGCAGCCTGAGAGGCATCACTTGATTGCATACCTATAACCCCGACCGTATTTGCTCCTGCTGATGTTATTCCACCAAGAATGTGTATTTTCCCTGCCGTTTCAACATCCGACAGCCCTGCCGAATCAGTAATTACGGCAGCAGTTGCAACAGCGCCACCAGCTAAAACGATTCTTCCATATGCCCCAAGGTTTGCAATACTTGCACATTTGCCACACATGGCATTTAGGGTGATGACTGGGGTTGTAAATGTCGCATAAAACAATACTTGTGTAGCGTTAGCATCGGCAGCGGCCGTAAGCTCTATAAAAAGCTGTTTTACTGCAATGCGTCCGTAAATATTAAACAGACTGGTATTTACTCCGCCAGTGGCGAAGTTAGCGGCAACCAACCCGCTGTTGGTTGTTGAAACACGCAGACCTAAAATCATGTCCGCTATCCTGTCTCTTGTGGATTGATTATAGTTCACTTTTTACCTCTTTCTTGTCGGCTTTTTTTGGTGAAGAAGATTCTTTGCTTTTGTTAATCTCCTCTTTTACGATATCCCTGATTCTTTCGAGATCGGTTGCGTCTAACATTTTATATCCTCCAAAAAGTATGCGGGATGTTACTCCCGCAAGTTAAACTACTTCAGAGCAGTTACGGAACGGTTGCCGGTATAGCGAGGTTCAAGAACTGCAACGCAGTGACAAATGCCGGACGATCCTGCTGCAACCGTAACGGTAAGCCACGGTTTGCTTGCTGCCATTGCCGAAGCGCTGATTTCAACGACGGCCATGAGATTGCTTGCGGCGGTAATCGAAGCCGCAGAAGCGTGAGCAGTCCACGCAGCGAGAACATCGCACGATGACGCGCTGCCTAGCACTGCCGTACCTATTGCGGCCCCACCCTTTGCGTACTGCAACGGCACTGCGGTTGTTTTTGCGGCTTCCGTCGCTCCGCACGTCGGGGTGATGGTAATGTCAGTTGTCACAGCGCCGAAGGTAAAAATAAGCGTCGCTCTGTGATAATTTGCCATATTGATGCTGTCGCAATCGGTCCCGGTACTCACGTTTGCGCTGTTGAGAATGGGAACGATTTTAAGTTTTTCAGAGAACATTCTAAGGCTCCTTTTTATTTTGTTTGAAATATCCGGGGTTTCCCCCTGATTATTAATTACGCCCTTGCGTCGAGAGTGATGAAATGTGACAACGTATTGCTACCCTTATGCGGGGTGAGCGGAGTTGCGCGCCACGGCTGACCGTCGAGACGAAGTACAAACCGAAGTACCGTTTCGTCGTTGACAAATTTTACATGTATTGAAACATCACTCTGCATTCCGCCCTTTTCAGCGACAATGTACCCATCCTTGAAGTTTGCAAGGATGATGTCGCCCTTGTCGCCGAGCGTCGAACACTGCTCAATGGCATATGCCGGACGACCGAGTATCGTGTTATACGGGGCGTTGTTAAGGCCGCCAGCAGGCATGAAAACAGGGATTCCGGCGGTACCAGCTGCGATTGTCATGGTAAACAGCTGCGGCTCGATGTCCTGATTGTAATACCATGCGTAATTTGCTGTTTGTGCAGCGAACCGACGCGAATACATCTTGACGATATTTTCGGCATGAATCGTATCGGCATTCTGTCCGGCTTCTTTTGGAACTGGAACAAGACTCCCGGCATTCATGACGCCGAGCATGTTGTTTGCGCCTGTTCCGTTAACAAGATCGCCCTGAACTTTGAAATCGTACGCCGATCCGAAAGCGTTTGATATGCGGGCTTCCATTGCGGGAACGTCAAGGCGAAGCTCATCGGTAAGGTACACGAGACCGATGTATTTTTTCAGCTTCAGTTCAACCTGCCGGAACTTTGGCTTCGACGCGGTTTTCTCGTCTGCCTCATCGTTGTTGTAAATGGTGATTCCGCCGAACGTGTTCGACGCCCTGCTGGTTTCGTCATAGCCGTTGATCGTGATGGAGTTTGAATTCGCAGAAATAGGAATTCTTTCGCACTTGCCGAGTATCAGGCTGTTGTCAAAAAGATTTTCGGTCAACTTGTCGGCATAATCTTTCTGCAACAGGTAACCACCATCACTCGGAACGGTTTCGCCCATTCCTGTAGCGGCGTTGTGAAGTCTCGGATCAAATGTTCCACCGGGACGGCTTGCATTGATCATCGCGGCGACGTTTTCACCAAGTGAACCGAACTTGTCTTTCGACCGGCTGTCTCGACCCATATCCACACGCTCCGTTTTCGGAACAGTCATTGCATCGCCGGGTTGATTGATTGCATCGGCGATACGGATTTCGCGCTCACGCACCTTGATTTCGTCCTGGATCTCTTCAACTTTATCGAGAAGTTGATTTTTAAGAGACTTTTCAGCCTCCAAAAGACCGCGATTTTCAGCAGTTGCTTTTGCATCGATATCCGCCGAAGCCTTTAACAGTTGCTTCAATTCGTCCTTAAGCTGAGTAATAGTTTTCATACAGCTTACTCCTTTTTTGTGATTTGTTTTGTTTTTTCCAGTAATTCGACAACTGGATCGACCAATTTTTTCGCCTGTTCGATATGGTCAACCTCGTCCACCACTTCTGCTTGTGGCTGCTCACCAGCATCTCGCTGATCGGCACCGGCCTCAGTTTGTGCATCTCGCACATCATGAGTTTCCGGTTCGCTTCGGGCGTCTCGCTCGTCACGAAAAACCTTTGCCACTATATTTTTAGCTCGATTACGGGAATAACCGGCATCTCGCAGGTCTTTCTCTAAATCGCGCTCGTTAATCTCTTTTTCATCACCTGAATTCACCTTACTTCGCGCTCGCATGATTTCCGGCACGTTATTATATATCGAAAGGTCGTATTTGTTTTCGACCGGATCGCCATCGTATACTCGATCCACAAGGCCAATATCAAGCGCCTCCTGAGCGGTAAACCATGTTTCTTTGTTCATATAATCAAGAAACTCGGAGGCTTCTTTTCCGGTCTTTTTTGCGTAATCGTTGGCTATTGACTGATTTATTTTTCCGTGAAGATCTATTTCCTTGCTAATTGTTTCTGCAATTTTATTAAGGTCATCAATGTTGAAATAACCTAACAGGTCGAGAAACGATAGTGCATTGTGAATCATCAAAAATCCGCCATCAACAATTTCAACCTCATCGGCACCCATAATGAGAAATGATGCCGCAGAAGCTGCGAGACCGTCAACGTGCGCGATTACCTTCGATTTATGCTGCATTATAGCTGTTTTCATTGCCCGCGCCGTAAAAATGTCGCCGCCGCCAGAATCAACGCGAAGATGGATGGTTTTTGCGGTAATTCCGTTTAACTCCTTGATAAACTCAGTCGAATCAATCCCAAACCATCCTCCGATGTCACCATACAAGTAAATGGTTGCCTCATCATCTTTGTTCTGCACGTTTATCTTGTTGTCAATTTTTCTCGATGCCATTTTTCGCATTGTAATCATTTTGAAGTCCTTTTTTATGTTGCAAAAAGTCTCATTTTTTTACCGTTTTTAGTTACCGAATTATCATCGATATCGTCGGTTTCTTTTTCTGTTTTTACCGATGAAGTATTTTGATTTTTGCTTAGATATTCAGAAAACTTGCTTAATGGTATATTGCCGGTAGGTGCCCATAGTTCATCGGCAAGTGGATCATCACTCGGATTCATATCCTCTTTTTCCCTTGCCTCATTAGGGGTCATCATCGTATTACCGATCATAATTTTATAGAATTCTGCCCGTTCTTTGGAGTTTGCCCTTAAAAGCCCTTCTAAGACATGCTTAAAATACAGACCCGATTCATATTGCCTTCTGCTTAAAAGTTGAGTGTCGTATATTTGTTCAAGATGTATCGCCCAAGGCAAAATAGTATCGATCACGTAGGATGCATTTTCTGCCTCGATATTGTTGAAAGACGATTTCGACATGTCTTTTAACTTATGCGGTGGAATATTAAACCAACGCGCAATATCGGTGATATGGTGCTGTTTTGATTCTAAAAACTGCGAATCTTCAGGGGAAAAACCAAGGCTTTTTATCTCCATGGCCTCTTCAAGCAGCATTAACTTATGAGAGTTGCCTAAACCGCTATACGATTCTGTCAGCGACCTTTTTAAGTTGTCGTGTGCCTGAGGCGACATTGCCGGACCCGGATGCGATACCACAACCCCTGGATGGGTGCCCTTTCCAAAAAAATTAGAAGAGTACGTCTCCATCGCCATTCCCCATCCGATATTTTTACGCGCCATGGAAATAGGTGAGTATCCGACAAGTCCGTCAAAGCCAAACCCGGCAATATGCAGTATTTTATCCCTTTTTAACGGCACATCCTCATTTCCAACCCTGACAACGTATACAATTTCTCCATTTTTCATCTTTGGAGATACTCTATTTGGGGTGATAGGCCAAAGCTCGACAATATCACCAACCCCGTTTGTGACCTTTTCAGCATACCCATTGCCCCATGTAAGTACATGTGACATCAGGCATTCACGTCCTATTTTTGCGGTCATAAACGGATTGAATTGAGTATGCATCACGCGATAGAGACTATTTTCAGTAGCGTATCGCGTCTTTCTTGCCTTGTGTTGTCGTAAATGGAGTGGCAAACTGCCAGAAGTAGATGAAATTTGGTATACAGCGTTCCAAACCGCGCTGTATGTCATCGCGTTGTATTCGTCTACATTTTCACCGGCAGGGGTTTGTGATCCGAAGGTATTCCAAAACGCAGAACTCCACGCCTTCGGATCATTAAGGGCAATATCGTTTTTGAACAGCTTTTTAATATTTCCAAAAAATCCCATTAAGTACGCTCAATGATTAAAATGACCTTAATCGGTCAATTTAACAATAAACATACTTTAAAGTGTACAAATTAAGGATAATTCAATACACTCATGTATAAAAACTGTGAAATTTTAGGAAATTTTAGGAAATTTGGAAATAAAAAAGGCCGGTAAAAGTTAATTTACCTGACTGAAATGGCATGATTACGGTTAGATATTTAGCTAATTTTTTGCTGCACTATCCAGTATCTCGTTTATTTTTTTCTCGTATTCTTCAGGCATATCAGCAAAATCATTTAGCCATAAATTGAGATACTGGTAAGATACCCCAAGTTTTTTTGCGAGATCCTTGCGCTTTATGCCTGATTTATCGATACGTTTTTTTAGTTGCTTCATTTTACACATTGTTTATCCTTTTTTTATGCTACTCATATACTCACAACCCGTACCAGCGCACGAGATGAAACACGAGATGAAACTGGTTCGCCAGGTTGGAAAGCTCTCACAAACCATACCCGCGCACGAGATGAAACCTTCTATACGCGCGTGTGCATGTAAAAGTAATAGCTCACAAACCATACCCGCGCACGAGATGAAACTCGACATCTTCGGCAGAAAAGAAGATCGATTTTCCCTCACAAACCATACCCGCGCACGAGATGAAACAAGGCCGATGCAACGGCGGGAAGTGGCGCGGTACCTCACAAACCATACCCGCGCACGAGATGAAACAGTATCGATTGCAACCAATTAAAAAAACAGCTCGTTAAACCACCAATTGCGCGAACACACTCATTTTTAACCTCATAAAGTTTACATTTAATGCGCTCTGTAGTTGTAAGGTGCTTAAAATCATTATGTTTCATCCCTGCGCGAACAGTCCGGCTTTTTATGTTCGCCGAAGGTTCGCGCACTAAATACGATAAAAAAGGAGAGCCGCCGCATACACTCATATAGTGCGGGTATGGGCCGACAGAACAGTCGGTTGACGTAAAAATACTACGTCGTGGGAGTTGTGATCCCCCTGTTTTCGTATATGTGGCGACCATCTCCATAATTATGCTACTGCAAGAGCTTCACGAATCTTTGTTTTTCTTATGTTCAGGTTCGCTCCGATCTGACGCGCCGTTGCATTCGACAAGCCTGCCTGAACCATCGCTGATTTATCTTCGCGTTTTCCGTCAAAGTGCTCATCTGCTGCCTTGTCAAGTCTTTCGAGCGAATTGTCACTGTGCTGTTCTAGTTTCTTCAGTTCCATTTTGAACCGCCTTTCGTAAAAGTGTTGAACGTTTTTTTAGGCACGAGGCCTTAATACCTATATTTATTCCGTCACCCTGTTTTGAGTGATAGAACCGTATTCCACGACACCCATTCTTCCGGCAACGGCTGCAATACTTATTTCTTGCGTTTACCGGCTTAAATGGTTTTTGACAATTGCTACATCTTGTCATTTATTATTATTTCCCTCCACCCGTTTCCACACGCGCACGGGTGAGACACCAATATATTGCGTAGTGGTGTACAAAACAGTACATTATGTTAAGCTTTCCAACATGTGCGACAAACGGTAGCCGCTGTTTTTGGTGTCCCATGCCCCATCCTATTTGTCTTTATCGACAGTTACGAAACTTACCGTACCGCCGATTTCCTTCATCTTGTAATCAAGCTTTGTTTTAAAATCGAACCATCCATAAGGCAAATCAAATAAGGTTTTTTCTGGAAGATTAACAACAACGAGCTTACCGGCGCATTGCTGCCGCGCAAAATCAACTATCCTCTTGCTCCATAAATGATTGTTGTTCTTCTCTGCATTAGCCCGGCGTTCAGTATACCTGTTAAGTTTTTCTTTGACATGGTTACGCTGTTTCCGTTCCCTGCGTTCATAACTTTTGAATTCAGACCAGTAACGGCTATAAATTTGCTCCATCTCTTCAAGATATCCAATTATACCGGCTGCCGAAAACGGCCTTGCAGACCATTTATCATCAGTATAACAAGTGATAAACATCTCTTTGTCGTCGGTGAATTCAACATGCATTACTTTTTCAGGCTCAATATTTGTCGGAGTATCCGGTCTTTCGTATGACAGGATGACTACGATCTTATTTTTATCCTCATCGAAAGACAGGTACGAATCTTTTATACTCCAACCTTCCCAGCCTTCCCGGAGAGAAGAAAAAGCGTAATAGGTTGACGAGTCCATCTTATTCGTCGTGAACTCTACTTCTCCGATATCTTTATCCCACCGGCATTTTAACAAGTGCCCGTCTATTTTTGCCATGCCGCTCTTAATGGGAATTCCAGAGCGGTTGAATTGCGCGAAAGCCCTTTTGCCATTAACGATAAGAAATTTTTTCTGGCACTTCTTTATATCCTGATCCTTCATGGTCATCATTTTGCCGATGATATACTGTATTTTGGAATAGCAATTTGATATGAGGGATGGATAAAGCTCTTTCATCCAATGGTACATTTCGTAATACTTTATTTTCCCAGAATGTCCGACACAGGCCGATAATATTTCTCGCGCCTTTTCATCATTTGGCTTAACAGTGACATTGCCATTTTCTGCTACAATTTCAGCCCCGGCAGTCTCGGCCAATGCGCAATACGAAAACGCCGCTCGAAGACAAGCCCGGTACAGCCGTACCGACGCCCTTATTTTTGCATGAAGATCATTGTCCCTAACAAAGCATTCAATTTTTAAATTTCTTATCATATTTTCCTCTTTAATAACCAATATTAATAAATATAATAAAAAAAATAATAAAATGGTATGTTTTTGTTGAAATTATGAAAATTAGTCGAAAATTGGTATATTTCAGATAGTATTAATGCAATAAACCTATCGGCGCTTCGCCGTGCGGATATCTCTTATTCAAATCAACATTCCCATATATAATTTTCATGACACAGTATGAGGCAAGAATTGACTCAACGTAATTCAGTCCTGCTTTACCAAATTTCTTTATTTTGCGATGCAATTCTTTGTTATACCTTAATGTCGTTAATCTTTTTATGCTCATTTTAATTTTTACCCTCCCTAAACCGACACTGAATAATAGACTCCCGAGAAACCCGAACCGATCCTACTATTTTTTCACTCGTTAAGTGCCCGTGTTCAATCCACAACCTTACGGTTCTATCAGTAACCCCGAAATATTCCGCCACTTCGCAAACATTAAATAAGCTTTTTTTAGGCAAAGACGAGTCGTCTTTTTCGTCAATCATACCACCCGCCTCGAATTAAATTTACACATTGTAATCGACCTCATCGGGATACGTCCGTTTCGTTCCTCTAAATGGCCGTGATCAATCCACATTTTTATCGTTGACTCTGACGTTCTAAAGTGTTCTGCCGCTTCGAATTGAGAAATCCACTTGTCCTCTTCCGGCTCTGGTTCTATTGTCTGAGTATCAGGTTGCATATCCTGTTCTATTTCGTCTTTTCCGTATTCTGTAATAACTTCATCAGACTTATTTTTACTACCTTTTGGTCGTGACATTATTCCTCCTGTTTTTATTACAAAGACATCCTATTGACAATCTCATTGTATTCCATTTCCTCATAAACTGATTTTACAGGATCTTGATTTTCAATTGTAATTCCTATAGCCATAAGCAGTGCAACCATATCATCTATTTTATCTACAGATTTTTTTCGATCGGGTGCCATATTAAGATTTACATCTCTACGGGCAACGATGTTCGACGCGCACCAATTTAATACCGGGTCGCCGCCGTGCTTTATCTTACCAGATACGTATAGCTCTTCAAGTTTTTTCATCGCCGGGTGAAAGCTTTTCGTGCCTTGGATGAACTCTACCAATTTCATTCCGCTCTTTGTTAAATTATTTGCCGTCCCTGCCGCATTCCACGTATCGAAGGCTATTTTCTGTATTTTAAACCTCGAATCAAGTTCTTTTATGTCGTTTTCTACTACTTCGTAATCAATTACGTTCCCTTCTGTCCGCTTGATCAATCCAGTGTTTACCCATGCAGCATACGGAACGGTCCCGCGCTCGGTGCGGTACTTTATTGCATCTTCAGGACACCAGCGCCAGCCGTGAGTATAATACATCCCCTCCACATCCCATAGTAGCCTGAATGCCGCTAAATCCATTGTACTTGCCAAATCGAGACCACCATAACATGGATAACCCTTTAGAAACTCAAGGTCAATTTCTGACGAACAGGCCCGCCATTTGATAAGATCAATCCATCCTCCAGCGGTAGAAGCTTGACGGTTAAGTCTTTTAATCTTAAATTCTGCAAGCTTTGACGGCATCTGCTTTGCTTCGATCGCTTCTTTACGTATCGCCGTCAGAAGATTAGGATTCGATTCAATCAACGGATTGGCTTTTACCCATACGGATTCATCGAAGTCGTCATCGGCTTTTATTCCGGCCGACTTGTCTTCATCGTCAACAGCCCAGAACAAAGCGAGAAAATGATCGGCGTCATTACCGAAAACGCCAAGAAGTAATTTTTTTGCGAAATCGCGCAGTTCCCCCCACGGTCCCGGCGAAGTGTATCCCTCTGTGGTGGTATAAAGCCACAGCGGATTAGACCGCGCTCCTGCCGCCGATGTCAATACGTTTAATAGGTCTGCCGTTTTGTGGGCGTGGATTTCATCAAGCGCGGTATGGGAAGGGTTAAGCCCGTCTTGAGTGCTTGCCTTTGCATGGATCGGCTTAAAGCTACTTCCTGTTTCAATCCTTGTAATCGCCTTTGACCATACTTCAAGCCCGAATGCCTCTCTTAAATCAGGGGTTTTTTCCACCATCTTTTTTGCTATTGTAAATATTATTGCAGCCTGTGGAAAGGTAGTTGCCGCGCTCAATAGTTGCGCCCCTGGCTCTTCTTCGCAGCATTTACAATAAAGCATTATTGCCGCTGAAATAGTTGATTTGGCACTTTTTCTTGCTGTTGCAAACAATGCAGAAGTAAAACGCCTATAACCTGTCTTTTTATCACGGAATCCGAATAGTTGAACAATAAAAAAACACTGTGCCGGGATAAGTATGATTGTTGGAGAATCCCATTTACCCTCAACGTGTGGCAGTTTTTCTATAAAATCACAGGTATTATCGCCGTTCCATTTATCAAACTTAAAGTTACATTCTTTCGCTTTCGATCTCTTTAGGTCATCAATGAACCGCTGTGCCGCTAATCGTATCCATCGGCCATGCCGCTTATTTTTTTTATCGGCAATGGCAGCTTTAGCGTATTCTATAGCTATGGATGCGTAATCTTTCATCAACAAGCCTGAACATTTACGTTGTTGTAAAATTTATTTTGTTTACGCTGTGAATTTACATCTTTAGTTTTTGTTCTGCTTGATGGCGTCATCCCAAACTCGCTTAAAAATTTATGACAATCCCTTCTCGCCGTATTCGCTATATTTAGAAATGGAGAATTTATCACATTGCCGTTTTTCGTTACCATTATAAGGCCGGTTTTAATGCTGGTTCCATCGGAAGTTTTCATAGATATAAACGTTTTCTTCATTAGTTCGTCGGCTTCTCTGAGAACACCCCATGCCTGACAATAGATTTCAAATTCTGCGTAGTCTAATTGTGTCAACAATCCGTTATTATATAAAACTTTCGACATTCTCAACCATTCGACTTTTGCGTGATCCGTCAAATGCGCTGGTGGTAGTGGTATTTCACTATCTATTTCTGGTATAGGTTCATTTTCGTTGCGGCGGCAGGGGCGGTCTGTGCCGTTTATGACGTGGAATTGTGTCGGTTTTCGTTTTCGGCCTGCGGTCATATCATCAATTCCGCGATGTATTCTAACTCAAAATACATATTTTTATTAAAAACAGGTTGATTTTTTAATGGTTTATAGCTATATTTAATTATAATTTTTTCTTAGTTCTTTTTAAGTATCCTACCACATCTCACAATACGCGCACGACTATTATGCCCGTATTTAATCGCACCATTCCCTTTCGTGGTAGGGGGGGAAGGGAAAGTCTGATTAAATACGGGCTTTTTTATTTGTATCTCAAACCGGATTAGGTAAAGACAAATAGGCTTGAGCAAGTCCACAAACTTGGAAATCATGTTAGGGGTCATCGGTTTCGTGTCGAAAACTGCGGTGTCAGATCGACTTTTCAAAACTCTCCGCACTGGGGGGTTTTGAGGTGTCTCTTTCAACAGTATCAGTTTAATTTCTTTAACAGGAGGTTTTGTATGGCCAAGGTAACAAGAGAACATTTCATAACAGCAAAAAAAAAAGGTTGGGGCATAAAAGAAATTGCCACGGCTTGTGGTGTGTCGAAACAGGCTGTTATTCACATGCGCAAAAAATACTTTCCTCAAGGTTTTCCACCTTCCGAAGAAACCGCAGGAAAATAAACCCTTCTTTCCATTTTATCAAAAATGCCAGGATCGTTTTTGTACGGTTTTGGCATTTCTTCATTCCATGCTTTTAATTTTTTCCACATATCAGGATAATATTTACAAAGTTTTGCAAGGTCTGTTTGATTTTGAAGTGGACAACACCAGCACGACACCCGACTAAAATGATCGTATAGTCCTGACCATCTATAACCTCGGTCAAAACAGTATTTTAGGCAATCCTTTTCAGTCATGCCCCATTCAACCAGCGGGTATTCGTTTGACTGGAAATGATCGTGCGTTACATGGAATCCCTTTTGTGCTGCCTTAATTACTCGTTTTGGTTCATCAACTGCAAACCCAAAATAAAAAATATATGGCCTGTATTCTCTTAACGCCTGCCTGATTGTTAATAATTTAAGCAGCGTACACCAACGCATCATCGGTGTTGGCCACCCATTAATTTCTTTGTTGTTTGGCTGCAATGTTTTGGCCATATCATAAAAATCTACCTTATGCTTAACTCTTTGTATTTTAATACCAGTATTTTTTTCTACAAGGTTTATATGCTCTGCCATTTGAGGCCATTCAAAAGAACCACAGTCAAAATATATTACCTTGTCCACCCTTCTTTTTTCTTCGATAAGCTTTAGAAGCATTGCGGTAGAATCTTTGCCCCCAGAAAAAGAAACTATTCGCATAGCATCATTTTCAATCTCTCTTTTCTTCTCGTAAAAACCAGACCTCTTCTCACAAACCTTACACCACGCCCAATGACCATCCGGCGCTTTGGTGTTTTTGTTAAACATCGAAATCGGTTTTCTTTCCTTGCAGAACATGCATTCTTTAAGGCTCAAATTCATGGCCGCACTCCGGACAGATGCATTTCTTTATTGTGTTCTTGTCTGGTTTTTTTTCTTCGGGAACTTCTACTTCTGGTTTTGGAGAGAGTCCAAGTTCCCATTCATCAAAACCCCATTCAATCAAATCATTTAATTCAAAACCACCTGCAAGGCTTTCCCAATTCCACGAACCGCCCGAAATGTTATCCTTGATAACAAATTCCTGTTTTTCATCTTCGGTAAAATCGTCGGCACAAATCGCCCATCCTTCAGGAAATATCCCACGAAACAGCGGCTCAAGGATATCGATATTACCGGACAGATCTTTGGTTGCGGTCGATTTCTCTTTGAGTATAGATTCAATCTTTGATCTGCCTTTTTTGGATATATCAAGCATGGCTTCATACCGCATATTGCCGCCCAAGATCATACCAGTTTCGTCATATATCACCTGACGTTTTGATGACATTTTAGGAAAAAAAATGATAGAGTTGACCAGTTTCTTAAACTTTTCATCCTTGATTATGCGGGGGTTCTTCGGGTTTTTATGGATTGAATCCAGTGGGACCATTTTGATTTCTGGCAATGAATTATTCAATTTCTTTACCTCCCGACTCGTTTATCTTGTCTAAAATAGCTTTTTTGGCGAAATTATTGCGTAATACTCCAAATTTTTTACAAGCAGCAACAAACTTGGCGTGTTCGACTTCAGACATTTTGATGGATACCGTTTTTTCCATATTTTAAATATAATTAATAAATTTTTATAATGTAATTTAAATATTTTTAAAGGGGGGTCTAAAATTTCGGCCGTGGAAAAAAGTGAT